AAAGCGCGGAAAACTGGGAAGCCAAAAACAAAGTATGCAGCAATCAAAATGTTTCTGATTGACTTGGTAGAAAAAGGCAAAGCCAAAAAGTTAGGTTCAGGCGCTTTCCGCACTGTATATCAATTCAATGAAAATCCGAATGTTGTTCTGAAATATGCTCGTGGTGGTTACGACGACGCTATGAGAATGAACAAAGAAGATTTCGAAATAGCAAGAAAGTACCCTTCAATTTCCCCGCGCGTGTATGCGCACGACGACGAATGGACTTGGGTTTACATGGACTACGTAGAGCCGGCTTTTATCGGTGAAGATGGCCGCTATTACGAAGCGGTTCGAAACACATTCCCAGCCGTGACAAAATACATAATGGCTAACGTAAACGATTATCTTCCTATCAATCCTTATGATCCCGATGAATTAATGCTTGTTCTTTCAACTGCTGCCGCAAAGCTTTCCCGTAAAGACCGGCGATCGCCACGGACGCGTCGAGGTAGAGGCATCGAAGATTGGGTCGACCGCCATAAAGAAGGTCTTCTAAAAGTTGCTGGACCAACTTTTATCCAACTATCCAAAGCAATGGTAGAATACGATATTTCGCCCCAAGAACTTCGGCAAGCAAATGTCGGGTATGGAAAAGACGACAAGTTAATCATTATTGACTCATCTATCTTCGAAGACTAGTTACCTATAGGAGAGTAACTTATGAGTTTCTTTGTAATTGTCCATAGCATAATGGTTGTCTGCTACGCTGGTATGACTTACTATATCTGGCGTGGCTGGAAACGAAATGCCCTTGAAAGAAAATTCAACACTGCACTCCGTAATTCTGCTATTGCGCTTGTCGAAGATATGCAAGACGAGATAGCTAGAAATGAAAAATTAGTCGCGGAAGCTAAATCGCAAATTGCCATGGCGATGACTGCTATGGAAGCCGATATGGCGTCGGCTGCTTATAACCCTCCCCAAGATGTTGACGATATGCTTAATGATCCCGGGATGCTCGGGTCAATCATTAACGCGATTATTGTAAAGTATGGCGATATGAGAATTGGAATGAGCGATATGATGCAATTAGATGAAGATCAAAGTATCTCTATCTATATCGACACAGCATCAAAAGAAATGGTTCTATCCACACAACACGATCTAGGAGACAAAATCTCGTTCATCAATTTCTCTAATCCCAAAGATGACGAGACTTACCATTAATGAAGGTTGGTGATTTAGTCCGCTGGGCCAAAACAGATCAAATCGGAATTGTTCTTGATATCTTTGGAGATCTGGACCCCCAAGACCCTTGGATTCGCGTTGTATTCCAAAAAGGTGATCAACAAACTTTTCAGTGGTGCAAAATATCAAGCTTGGCACCAATAAAAAAGAAGGGGCCGAAACCGACCCCTTCTCATAGGCGCACTGATTAGTGGAAGTGGGAGTTTATGAGTCGCGCCATAGATTGTTTGAAGCAAACTTAATTACTTCTTCTGCTGAATCCTCGTTATAACCGTAGTCATCGATTAGAGTCTGGACCATTGCGTTAAACTTCTTTTGCTGCTTAACATCTCTGGACTTGGACTTTGTCACGATACGAGAAATATCTCTTACAGAAGCAACCAACTTGGATTCAATTGCCTCACGGAGCGGACCGTAAGAACGCCAGTCGATTACCTCACCTCTACGAAGCTTCGCAAACATGTAAGAAGTAATATCGGCACGGAAGTTGTTCTTTGCAGAACCCTTGATACCAATCTGCTCCTCAATAGAGGAAAGGAACTTCTCATCTGCTTCCATCTCTTCGTTTGTAACACGATCCTTGACTTTGGTGCTATTGACGTAAGCCTCGGCGTGGTCAAGGTAGTTGTTGAATAGGGACTCAGCCTGCTCTTCGTAAGCTGTAACGAAAGCCTTCGTGATTTCCTTCTCAAGGATAGAAAGATACTCTTCGTGAAGAACCTTTTGAAGGAAAGCCAAGCAACGGCTACGCTCATCAGGGTTTACGATTTGCTCTTTTACTTGCTTGATAAGAGACTCGCGAATAGAGATTGGAGTAATCATATTCTTTGTGGAGTCGGCTAGTGCAGCATCGATCGCCTTCATGATAAAGCGAGTAGAGATACCAGTCATACCCTCGTCCTCTACCTCTTCGCGAAGATCCTTGATATCAACCTTCTTGATGAGACCCTTCTCAACAATCTCCTCACCGTTGTAGATCTTCATCTTGGTTAGGGCATCAACCTTGTTGGAAGGCTTGAGGCGAGAAAGAACGGAGAACATTGCAGCAACCCGTAGTGTGTGCGGAGCAATGTGACTATCAAAGTCAGAACGACCGATCAACTTCTCATAGATTCTTACTTCCTGATCAACCTCAAGGCAGTAAGGAACATTGACACGAACGATACGGTCAAGGATAGCCTCGTTTGTGTGCTCAGCCTTGAACTTGTTCCACTCTGCTTCGTTACAGTGAGCAAGAATAACACCATCAAAGTAAATCATTGCTTGCTTGCCTGGAGAAGGAACTGACTTCTCCTGGGTTGCTGTGATCATTGTGTGAAGGAACTCAATCTCATTCTTGAAAACCTCAACGAACTCAACGATGCCTCGGTTGCCGACGTTGAACGCTCCGTTAAGAGACAGAACACGCGGATCGTCCTCTGGGTATAAGTCAAGCTTTGAAATGTCCTCAGAGCCGATTAGAAGGCTTGTATCCTGTGTGTTTGGATCCATTGGAGGAACAACACCGACACCCTTGCGCCCACGAACAGAGAAAGAAGACTCTGTGATTGGGAACTTTGTAAAGTCACCACCGTACTCCTCTAGAAGTCGGTGACGGCATACAGGGCAAAGGTCGCCTTCAATCTTGATGCCGTATGTCTCGGCAAACTCATCACGCAAAGAACGCGGGATAAGGTGAAGAGGCTCCTCACGGATTGGACAGCCATCCAAAGCATAGATTGGATCACACTGCTCAAGTGCTCCCTTGATGTGCTCTACAAGAGCAGACTTGCCTGCGCCTACCGGACCGAGAAGAAGAAGAACCTGACGGCTCTCCTCGCCCTTCATCGCAGCAGAGTGAAGGAAACGAACAACCTTCTCCAAAGGACGCTCCATACCAAAGAACTGACCTGAGAAGTAATCGTAAGTCTTTACTGTCTCGCCATTGAAAAGTTTATTACAGCGCGGGTCAGTCTCGTCTAAAACTGTAACCCCCTCACCGATAATCTTCTCGTAAAGTCTTTTGTGAGCAAGAGCAGGAATGTTGCGATCTTCCTCAATAAGTTTTAGGTAATCTTCCAGTACCCCGGAGAACTTCTCTCTCTTCTTACTCTCACGGTGTTCTCTAACCGATTCGAGAAACTTGCTTGTTGTGGTCATGCTAAAACTCCCATATTTCATCTTCCACTATGGTGATTAATTTCACCTCACCACGCCAAAGGGCTTTAATGTGATCAAACACTTTACGCGCGTAATTCATTTCTAAATCTCTACCATCGTGCTCGTGAACGAGAGAAAGTGTTCCATCTTTCTCAATCTCTTCTACGAATACGACCGGTATTCTGTTGAGACCTACATTCGTAATCATCGCATCACGAACTTTCTCCCAACCTTCTACATCCGATATATCATCTACTATACTAGATTGTTGCTTCCTATTAAAGGAATAAGAGAAATAATTATGCTCTCTCATAAATTCTTCATCAGTATAAAAACGTAGGAATGTTATATCGTTATGAACTTCTCGGATTGTCTTTGCTTCCTCGAAACCTTTCTCTTCAATAATCTTCTGGAAGAGAGTGTATCCTAAATGATAAGGATTGATTTGTCCAAGGTGCGGACGAATAACTTGATTGTGTAGCTTTACAAAAGGCAAATAAAGACCATCAGGAAGATTTAGTTCGTTGATAATCTTTTGATGGATTGTGCAAGCCCATCCTTCGTTCATTACCTTTGTAAGAGCCTGCGGAATAAAGTATTTTGAAGATTCTTCAACAATAAGAATAAGATTTCTCTCCCACTCCTCAAGATTTTTGCTGTGCTCGGCAATAAAACGAAGAAGATTGTACTCAGGACGTATAGGAACCTTGCTTAGATTTGGATTGTAGTCCGGATTTTCCATCATCTTCTCTTTTTCAGACTCAATAATCTCAGCACGGGTCTTATATTTGATGCCTGGGTATCTTGGAACCTGATATTTGATTGAGTGAGCGGCATCTAGGATGTTTTCAACTTTATCAATACCGATTGAAGGATCCTCAATCAACTGACGAACGTATTTCGCAGCAGATTTGAAGCTTGAAATAATGTTTGAAGGGTCTGTGTGAGCAAACATTCGGTTCTGTTTGAAGAAATCCGAGTGTCCAACACAGTGAGCCATCGTTAGAATGTGAATGTAAAGAGCATTTTCTCTCATCAAGTAAGCGATTGACGGATTTGAGTTGATAATCATCTCATATGGAAGCCCAGTTTGCCCCATATTGTAAAGAGTGTGAGTTCTTTCATACTCTTTTCCGTAAGACCAGTGTCGATAATGCGTTGGAAGACCTGTGTAAGCCATCGCTCCAAGCATTTCAGCGTAATCAATGATCTCGTAATCGATTGGAAACCAATCTAATCCTAAATCTTCGCCTACACGACAGATTTTGTCGTCCCATTTTTGTAGATCTGCGACTGTCCAGTCACTCATTTTGTTTTACTCCCACCAAAAAGAGATTTGAAAGCCATCCAGATGTGCTCTGTCTGTCCAATCATCACTCTCTTGAACTTTTTATCAGTAATCGGTCTCAATCTTGCCCATAGATTATCTAACTCTTCGTTCTTCCACGCCGAAAAGTTTGCCCATGGGCTGTTTTTGACTCCACTATCTTCCAAAGAATCGTCATCCAAGCCTTCGTAACTCTCATTTATCTCACAATAAGCTGTCAGTTGACTAATATCTTTGATTTCTTTGAACAAATCTATACATTTTTCGTTGTCGGAAGCCCAGTTTTCACCATCGCCACAATAAAATGTATAAATATTCCAAGCATTTGGATGATATTCTTTCTCAACTATCTCCATTTGCATTTTCAAAGCAGATGAAATGATCGTTCCACCAAAAGTTCCAACTTTAAAGAAGTCATCTTCGCTTACACGCTCGGCATTGGTCGAGTGAGAGATAAAAACAACCTCAACTTTCTCATATCGGTGGTTCAAGAACTGATAAAGCAGGAAAAAGAAGGATCTTGCAAGGTATTTGCGGTCCTGAGACATTGATCCAGACACATCCATCAGAAAAAAGATGACTGCTGACGAGTTTTCTTTCGCTTTTGGCTTAATGTGATGGTATTTGAGGTCATCTTTGTGAAAAGGAAAGCGCTCATCGGACTCTGGGTCGTAAGCACCGGTCTTTTCAGCCATTTTTTGACGACGGATCTTTCTTTTTAGTGTTTCTTTCTTTGAAAGTCTCGGTCGGATGCCCTGAAAGCGATATCCTTTACGTTTTACGGTCTCTTGTGTGATAAAACGGAACTGCTTCTTCTCTAAATCTGGAAGTTCAAGGTCTGCAAACAGATATTCAGCCAACTCTTCAAGCGAAACCTCTACGTCGTAGTATTGATCACCTTTTTTATCGGATGCTTTGCCTGTTCCTTGTCCAGAACCCTTTTGGGCACGTTGTTTTCCGATTTTTTGGCCTCTTTTTAGAGAATGCTCGCCACCAGATCCAACAGTTTTGTTTTGCTGTCCAGATCCGTAGACAAATCGGTACTCCTTGAGCCCTCTAACAGGAACTCTAATCTTTTTCTTGCCGTTTTGACCGATGATTGACTCCTCAGCAATCACATCCTTGATAGATTCTTTGATTGCTTTTTCAATCTTCTTTTTATGCCGCGATCGATCGCTTGCGGCGCGGTCTACAATAGACTCGTGTTTACGAAATACGCTCATATCCTAAATACTTTACCACCCACTCTAAAAACATTTTAGTTTTGCTGTTATTAGCAGTATAATACATAAATGCTAATACTTCAAGTCTTATTTCTTCTTATTATCGGTCATTTCACAGCGGCACTCTTAGTATACCTGAACCATCGCTTCGTTTTTCACGGAAAGTTAGGTACAAAAGGTCCCTTAAAATTTATTCGTAGATATCATACACTACACCACGCGCACCCGAAAGGTGAAAGAGTATACGATCACATTTATATGCCCGTATGGGCGCGTGTGATGTTTGTAGCCATTTATGTAGGCATCTCTTTTGTCTCGCTAGCGTTTGCTCTCGGGATGCTAACATTTTCTATATATTATGGCTACAATCACTTGGCGATTCACGAAAAAAAGCACAGAAATCATTCTTATTTTCATCACACGCTACATCACAAGGATCCGACTGTTAATTTTTCCGGAATGTATCCCTTTATAGACAAACTATTCTCTACTTATAAAGAGAGTAGACCGATACTATGATTTTATGGACAATGTAAACGTTCTAAAACTTGACTCTTCATTCAAACCTGTCGAAGTTATCTCTTGGCAAGAGGCTGTCGTTCTAACTTGGCTAAACAAAGCGTGGGCAGCTGAATACACGGATAAATGGGTTCGATCAGCCAAAGAAGCCTTTCAAATACCTTCTGTTATCGTTTTATTTCGTTATATTGACGAAAAGTTCTTTGAAGTTCCTTGTGTAAGGAGAAACATACTTCTTCGTGATGATTTTCACTGTCAGTATTGCGGAAATCGTTTTAAAGAACAAGATTTGACGATTGACCACGTTCATCCTCGCTCTAAGGGCGGAAAAAACGATTGGGACAACGTTGCGACTGCTTGTAGAGACTGTAATCAGAAAAAAGGCGACCATATGCCCGAGAATGCGCCAGTTAAGATAATAAAGAAACCAACGGCTCCCTCATATCGTTCTCTAATCAAAAAAAGGATTGGGAATGCGAATAACAAATGGAAAGAGTATTTATAACTGGGAGATTTTGTAAATGTCGCGATATACTTGGTTGCTGGACCCTGGACACGGTGGGATGATAGACGGTGTCTATCAAACAAAAGGAAAAAGATCTCCTTTATTTGATGACGGCGTTGTTTTATACGAAGGTGAGTTCAACAGAGCCGTTACTAAACAAATTTTAGAGTATTGTGATAAATCCAATATTGATGCTATCGATATTGTTGATTCTGAAAAAGATATTCCTCTTAGAGAGCGCGTCCTAAAAGCAAACAAACTTCACGCTCAAAAAAGAAACTGTATTTATGTTTCTATCCACGCAAATGCTTTTGGTAATGGTCGCGATTTCAACAGCGCAAGAGGCGCCTCCACTTTCCATCACGTAAACAGCAAGAAAGGTAGAGTATTGGCTGAGTCGCTTCAAAGATGGCTTGTCAAGCTTACGCCGTTCAGAGATCGTGGCGTCAAGGCAAATGATAGTTGGGCAAACTTTTATGTTCTCCGCAAAACAAATATGCCGGCAATACTTTCAGAGAATGGTTTTATGACCAATAAAGAAGACGCAACACTTCTTCTTAGTCCTACCATTCGTACAACAATCGCCGCAGCACACTTTGCGATGATACAGGAAATAGAAGAAAATGGACTCTGATCAAGGAGAGATCCGACAAATCAGTTCTGCTATTAATGAATTGTTTGAAAAGGTTGATAGACTTAAATCAAAACTTGATAGTCTTTGTAACGAAACCGGCGGTTGCGAGCATATAAAGAAAGTCAATCGCGAAATACTAAAAAAGAAAGATAGCATCTTAAATGGAACTCATATCAACGCACTTCGTAAAGAAGAATGATGTAGGCTACCACGGCAACCTTTTCGGAGGCATTATGCTAGCGTGGTTAGATGAAGCCGCAGCAGCATTTGCTGCCCAAGTTGCCGACACCCCAAGAATGGTCACAAGACACATATCCAGTCTGACCTTCCAGAAGCCCGCCAGACCGGGTCAAATCATCAAGATATATGGAGAGGTGGCTAAGGTAGGAAAACCTCTCTAACGCTGAATATGGAGGCGAGAAGGCACTCTGTGTATAACGGCACCCAACGAGCAATCGTCAGCACTCAAATGGTCTTCGTTCGCATTGACGGAGATGGTGAAGCAATCCCGATTTCTGAAAAGGTTCGTCAGAAATACAGAGATCCCAAAGATTTCACTTAAATAACACTATTTATTACGCTATGAAAAAACTACTTGAATCCTGGGATCGATTTCTCAACGAAGAGAGCCTCAACGAAAAAGATGACCGATGCACACGTATCGCCAAGCGCAAATATGATGTTTGGCCATCAGCATATGCGTCTGGTGCCGTCGTCAAATGCCGTCAAGGAAAGATTTGGAAGGGCGTCAAAGAAGACGTTGAAGCCTCTGAACTTCTTGAGAACACAGAATATGAAGATCTCTTAGAGGAAGCAAAGAAAAAGAAAGCAGGCACCGAGTCAAGCAAAGAAAAAAGCTTAGCCGATTGGTTTGGACGCAAAGGCGCCAAAGGTAAGACCGGTGGTTGGGTTGATTGTAATGCTCCCGATGGAAAGGGTGGGTACAAGCCATGTGGTCGTCAGGAAGGCGAGAAGCGCTCTAAATACCCTGCTTGCCGTCCAACTCCGGGTGCTTGTAAGGAAAAAGGCAAAGGCAAGTCTTGGGGCAAGAAAGCCGCAAAGAAAGAGTCGCTTGAACGACGCATCGAAAAGATGGTTATCAAGGAGTTGCAGGAACAACTTTTCAAGCCTGGATTGAAGCATCACGTTAAAAACAACATCCCTCTAACTGAAAACATTTACCGCATTGGTTCTCCTTGCTACTTCAACGTAATCAAACAAGGTCGCGAATACTACAAGATGGGTCTTTACGAGACAACAAACCCAGATGAGATTGATTTGTTTGAGAATACCGATCTTGGTGAGTGGGCAATGTTTGAAGGTGAAGAAGTTCCTTTGGATTTCCCAATGTATGTGGAAGAGATCAACGAAAAGAAAGATCCACCAATCGGAAAGCCAACAAAGAACACTGGTGGCGGCAAGAAATATAAAGTTTATGTTCGCAACCCAAAAACAGGCAACGTCAAGAAGATTACTTACGGTGATTCCAAAGGTGGTCTGAAAGGAAACTGGAACAACGCCGAGGCACGCGCATCTTTCGCAGCACGTCACAAGTGTGCTGAAAAGAAAGATCGCACGTCGCCTGGATACTGGGCTTGTAGAGCACACAAAGACTTCGGCAAGAACGTTCCTGGCCGCTTCTGGTAAGGTGGAAGATTTCCCATTTGACGAAAAACATTTAATTGAGAACCTCTTTTTAAGAGAGTTCAAAGATACTGTTGATGGCGAAGAACTAATCTGGCATCAAGACCGGGAAGATCGGATCATAACTGTATTAGAATCAAATAACTGGAAACTTCAAATGGATAACCAACTACCTATTATGTTGGAAACAGGAAAGAAATATTCTATTCCTGCTATGTCTTTTCATCGCGTGATAAAAGGCGATGGCGCTCTAAGGATTATTGTGGAGAAGAAAAATGAAACTTATTCTTGAAAACTGGCGAAAGCTATTGGAAGGAGACGTAATAAACTTTCCTTCTAAACCAACCGCCTCAGAAGACGACATCAAAAAAGTTATCAGTCTTGAAGACGACATTGGAAATCTTTTAGCATCCATATACGGCAACCAATCTGAGATCCCCATTGCTGTAATCGAGATAATGGATTCGCTTGTAGATGCCGTTGAGGAATCTCTCAAAAAATGAAACTTATTCTTGAAAACTGGAAAAGATTCCTAACAGAGGCAAAAAAGTATATTTGCCCTCCTGCCACACAGGATCTTGAATTAAACACAAAGAACCGTGACTCTGCCATCAAAGCAGAGCACATCCAGTATGGTCCACTTAATCTTGCGGACGAAGAGTATTATGATAGATTGGCAGATCATTGGAACACAACCATTGATGTGGCCAAAGAATCCAACTGCGGCAACTGTGCTGCGTTTGATATCTCTCCTAGAATGGATGAATGCATGCCAGGACCAGTTGAAGACGAAGAAGGTCGTTTAGGTTACTGCTGGATGCACAGCTTTAAGTGCCACTCCGCGCGTACATGTTATACATGGGCTGCCGGCGGTCCCATCGACACAGATGAAACATCCCACGACTGGCAGGATAGAAGCCCTATCGAGGAGAAGTAATGAAACTTCTACTTGAAAACTGGAATAAGTTCCTAAACGAAGAAAAGAAAGGCGCTTACTCGTTTGATTATGACGAGACCCTTATCAAATACAAGCCAGATCCAGAGGATCCGCAGTTCAGTGTTTTATATGATAAGCCTCACGAAGAAAACATTGCAAAACTAAGAGAACTCGCTGCTGCTGGTGAGACTGTTTATATTGTTACTTCCCGATCAAAGCGCACAGGAGACAAGTTTCCTTGGGATACAGCACCAGACCCAGAGGATTTGGTTGCTGATCTAAATCTTCCAGTCAAGTCTATTCATTACACCAATGGAAACTTGAAGGCTGAGACACTTTTATCTCTTGGTGTTATCGAACATTGGGACGATGATGAAGATGAGATTGCGGCAGCACAAGAAGCAGGCATCAAAGCAAATCTTGTTTCGGGGGATGTTGAACTTCGCGAGACAATGTTGTCTATGTGGGCTTATTGTCTTCACGAAGGTGGTGTTGAAGTTGCTCCAAAGATGAAAAAGTATCTTGACAAGCATCCTTATATGGAGCCAGACGGTCTTCAAGAGAAATGGTCCGAGAAATATAAAAGATCTATTGACTGTAATAATCCCAAAGGTTTCTCACAGAAAGCACATTGTGCAGGACGAAAGAAAAGAAAAAAGACTAATTAAAATATGATCCGTAAGAAGGGCGACGAGTATTGTCTTTATTCCAAGAAAAAAGGAAAAGACGGTAAAAGAAAGAATCTCGGTTGTTATTCGTCAAGAGCGGGCGCAGAAAAAAGAGAGCGTGAAGTTCAATATTTCAAGCATATGGGAGAATCTGAAATGTCTTTGTTAGATACAATCCGAGAAATGGTGAAAGAAGAGTTGGAAGAAGCAATGGGAAAGAAGTCCCGAGCAACAAAACAACCACCAGATGCCACCAAGGCCGAAAAGAAGGCTGCTAACAAAAGAGTTAGAAAAGCCGGCAAGAAGGAAGCAGAAGAGCAGTCTTTGGACGAAAAAGAAATGACGAAGCCAGAGATTGAAAAAAGAGACGACATCTATAAGGCTCTAGACAAAGAAGATATTGTTGATCGCTATGGAAAAGATATTCGTGGCGCTATCGCTACCTCCAAAGCGATGAAGGGCAAATAAAATGAATATTGATTACAAACAACTTGAAGCTCTCGTTAGAGAAGCAATGTTTACAGGCGGCGGCATCAACGAACCTTCTGCTCCCGAAGGTGTTCCGCATCGAATGCCAGCTGCGGATACAGATACTCCTGAGCAGGATAAGGGCGATCCAGAAGCAAACCATTTATATGATGTTGCTCTCGCAGCCAGAGAGGCCGCTGAGAAGCTCGTAGAGGCTCTTGACGCGCCAATCTATGACGATGCCTACGAGCACGCCTTCAAAGCGTCTGCGTGCCTTAGAAAGGCTCTGAACAGCCTTGAAGGTTCTGGCGCACATCCAATGCCTGATCAGCGTGTTGTAGCTCCGGACAAAGAGCAGCAGCCTTACGGAATGGGTGGTGGAATGGATTACAGCGGAGCAGCGTACCCGGATGTTGGTATTGGCGTTGGTTTAGAAGAGCAAGTCGCGGCTGAGATGTCTTCGAATGTAAAAAGCGCAGTTGAAGCCGTAGACAGATTAACCGACGAAGAGAAAAGACAGTTCACAGCTTACATGCTTGGATTGGCACAAGAGGATTAAAAAATGAAGATTTCAAAAAAAGAACTTAAAAGATTGATTACCGAGGAACTAACCAATACTTCTTCTGTTCTGCTAGAGATGCCGCAGATGAATATGTTGGACCCAGCCTCCAACAACTACGAGAAGGACCCTGATGGCTATGAAGGCGAAATGGCAAAGAGATCTCTTTATCATATGGCTGCTCAAGCTCAGCAGCTTCACGATATGCTTCATGATGATGAAAACCTTGAGCCTTGGGTTGCGGCCAAAATCACAAAAGCAGCCGACTATCTTGAAAAAGCATTTAAAGCTATCTCATATGAAAAAGGCCCAGGTAGAGGAAAGATGTAATGAGTTGGGATTGGGCACACCTTAAAGTTGAAAGTTGGTGGACACACACAAAGCGCGCTTCCAAACTTTCTGGATTATTGTTGTTGTCTGGTTTGGCTATGTTGTTGCATATGATTATTCCTTTCTGGCAGCAGCCAAAATGGCTACAAGCTCAGGCCATCAAAGATGGTCTGGAAAAGTCTATAAGAAAGTAAATGCTACGACGAATAGTTCGATTAGTTTATTTTCTGGCTGTTCTAATCGTTATTGACCTCACGGCAACTTTATTTTGGGTAAAAAGAGGCTTAGCCACCGAAGCAAACCCAATAATGGATTTCTTTTTACAACATTCTCCAATGTTGTTTGTTCTCGCAAAGTTAGGTTTAAGCGGTGTGGGAATATACATTCTTTATCATTTCAGAAAAAGATTTAAGCGCAGAGTTTTTTACATTCTTTTGATTTTGAACTTAATATATCTATGTGTTTTTAGTTATCATTTATGGGCTGCTCTTTTTCTTCTTTTTTCAACTATTTAGTGAATAATGCATAAGTGCGTCAACAATACTGTTGGTAACGTTTATCATCTTGAACAGATGGTTGATAACTTTTTTCCTTATTCTCAAAAGCAACTAGGCTTTGATAAGGGAGCAACGATTGTTTTCCAAAGTGATGAAGACAATGCTGGAAGGATGCTAGGTAAAACTGCTTACTATGATCCCGAGAACTTTCAGGTTGTTCTTTACACAGACGGTAGGCACCCAAAAGATATCTTAAGGTCTTTATCTCACGAGTTAGTGCATCACGCGCAGAACTGTCGAGGAGATTTTACAAGAGATAACCCTACTTATGAAGGATATGCCCAGAAAGATCCGCACCTTAGAGAAATGGAGCGAGAAGCATACGAAAAAGGAAATTTAATATTTAGGGACTTTGAAGACCTAATTAAAACAGGAAAAATTGATGTGGAGATTGATTTTTCAGAAACAGGAGAACCAAAAATGTCACTTAAAGAGTGGAAAAACAACGAGATCAACACAAAGTTGATGAAAAAGTGGGGACTTCTTAGTGAAGCCGCCAAGCCAGACTTCCTTGATTTAGACAAGGATGGCGACAAAGAAGAGCCAATGAAGGACGCCGCTAAGGACGCCAAGGAAAAGGATCTTGATGAGGCACAGCTATCCGAGGAAGAGATCGAGGAAACTGTTGAGGAAACAACAGCACCAAAGATGATCTCTGTCCACGAGGCAAAGCAAATCACCCGCAGAATCTTAGAAAGAGTTAGAAAGGAGTCTAAGTAAAATGGTAGCACCACACGTAAAAAGAAAGAGACTTGCCCGTGCAGCAGCGGCAGCAGCTAAAAAGGCTGCAGAGGCAGCAAAGAAAGCAGCCGCAGAGGCAGCAAAGGCCGCACCAGCACCAGTTGTTGAGCCAGAGCCGGCACCTGTTGTAGAAGAGGTTGTTGAGGAAGTCGTAGAAGAAGTTGTAGAAGAGGTAGTTGAAGAGCCCGCTGCAGCTGAGGAAGTTGCTGAGGAACCAGCACAAGACCTTGGTTCACTTCGTAAGTGGGAACTTGTTGAGCTTGCAGAAGCTGCAGGGCACGACGTTGCAGGTCTTACAAAAAGAGAACTTGTAGAGCTTCTAAGTCAGTAACATGGACTTTCGTCGTTTAACACGCCAGTTCATTCAGAACGAAGGCAAAGGACCTAGTGTATCTAGCTATCTTCAGTCTATCTCTGAGGTTCTCCAGAACATCTCTCCACGATCTCGTACAGACGAACGTAGAATTGAGATGGCTAGACAAAGCTTGAAAGAAGTTAGACGACATATGCGACGACTTCAAGAGCGTGTTAGCGTTCTTGAAGAACAGGTTTCAATATTAGAAGAAAATAAGGAGAAGTGAAAGCACAATGTCTCTTCTGGATGAAGGCAAAGCAAACACTCACTTAACTCACCTTGAAGAACTTGTTCTAACACAAGGTCCAAAAGGTTATGATATGGCTCGGGCTTTTTTGCTTGAGTTATTGGAAGAGTTAAAGGGTAATGTTGATTCAAAAGTAAAGACCTCCGTTAAATGGGACGGAGCGCCTGCTATTTTTGCTGGTATCAATCCAGAGAATGGCAAGTTCTTTGTTGGCACAAAATCTATCTTCAACAAAGTACCAAAGATAAACTACACCCCCGAAGATGTTCAGAGAAATCACGGACACGCTCCGGGTTTGGTTGATAAACTTACAAAAGCACTTCAATACTTGCCTCCCCTAGGAATTCAAAAGATCCTTCAGGGAGACTTTATGTTTGATGACGAAATGATTAGCACCATCGATGTTGATGGCGAACCTCATTATGCTTTCAAGCCAAATACAATTACTTATGCTGCACCAGTTAATTCCAAACTTGGACAAGAGATCGCTGAATCAAAGTTCGGTATTGTATTCCACACAACTTATGATAGTTTGGATAGTGGCGCTTCTTTCGGCGCTGATGTAAGCGGTCTAAATAAGGTTCCCGGCGTATGGGTTGATGATGCTTACTTCACAGATGATACAGGAACTGTTACTTTAACTGAAGATGAAGAGACGAAGGTTAAAGAGTTAGTTGCGGCTGCAGATCAGATCAACGAAAAGATCGATTATGACGACCTTCCAATGGACCTTCTAAACATTTACATCAACTCTGAAATCAAAGGTGGTCAGTTCCTTGAAGATCCCGAGAAATCTTACTTGGGCTTCAAGCGTTGGTATTCAGGTCGTTTGGAGAAAAGAATTGATAAACTAAAATCTGAAAAGGGAAAGATGCGAGCAACCGAAAAAGGTCAAGAAATGCTTGCAGCCTTTGACGATAAACAAGAAGATATTCTAAATCTTTTCAGAGTTTCCCGACTTCTATTTGAAGCAAAAAACATCTTTATCAGCAAATACAACAACGCTGTATATAACACAAAACACTTTATTGATGATGGTTCAGGCGATTTGGTCGCAAGCAACCCAGAAGGTTATGTTGCGGTTGACCACATCGGTAACGGCGTCAAGTTTGTTGATCGTTTAGAGTTCAGCAAAGCTAACTTTGCTGTAGATAAGGGCGCCAAGTTTCAGCAAACTGAAAGTCTTACAGTATACTGGGGATCTGATGGCTTCTCTGTAACAAAGACGCTGCTAGAGTGGTCTCGCAACCTTCCTTTTGTTGAGAATAAAAATCAAGAGCTTTACGAAAACCTTCTTGGTGGTGCTCCAATCACTTCCTTAGTTCGTGAAGCAAGTAAGGTAAAGGTTGCTTTGGCCGAAGCAGTCAACTGGGCTTTGAACGAGCAAGATGAAAAAAGAGTTATCGCTATTTACCCCGGACGGTTCCAGCCAATGGGTCGCCACCACTATGCAACTTACAAAGCACTTGCTGATCAATTTGGTCCCGAGAATACTTTCATCGCAACTTCAAACAAAATGGGACCAAAGTCTCCTCTAGACTTCGAAGAGAAGAAAAAGATTATGGTTGCCCACGGTGTTCCAGCCGATAAGATTGTAATGACCAGAAATCCTTATCAGGCTCTTGAGATAACCAAAGACTTTGATCCAGACGCAACTTCTGTTGTATTTGCTGTTGGCGGCAAGGATATGCGTGAGAGCCCCAGATTTGCGAATCTAGACGGTTTCACAAAGAAAGGCACTCCTGCTTACTACAAAACTTATAAGCCAGGAGAAGAGCTTGTAGGGCTTGGTAAGCACGGCTACATCACAGTCGCCCCTCACGTTGAGATAGATGTTCCTGGGTTCGGTGAAATGTCGGGCACAACTTTAAGACAAGCTCTCAAAGGCGCAACCCCAGAAGACTTTGAAGCCATTATGGGATTTTATAATCAAGAGATTTATGATATACTTCAAGGGAAACTTGAAGAGATGTCCGCTATGGGTGGTGGTGCCGTTGCTGGTTACTCTATGCCACTTGGAATGCGAGCCCCTGATGTTGTAGGCTCCGAGAAGAAAAAGAAGAGACATCCCAAGAACTTCATTAAAGAAGAACAAGAGATTGTTACTGAGGTAATGGACTATTTATTAGGAATATCGGTGGGCTAACAATGATTGATCGTAAAGAATTTGCTGAAGAGTTAATGCTCCGTGAGAATGTGCGCAAAGCAATTCGCCACGTTTTGAATAAAAGAGAAACAAAAAGATTGAATGAAGAAAAGGAACTTCGTTCTATTGTTCGTTCTCTGTTAGCTGAGAAGAGTAATGTCGCGACTGTTGCTAAACACGAAAGCACTGGTATCAACACTCTAGAGGATCTTCTTAAGAATTCTAACTTGTTATCCGTTTTAGAGACTGGATACAAGTCTCTTACCACTGATAAGCAACAGAGAGATTCATACAGAGCACACATTCTCAATGCTGTTGATAAATCACTTGCCCCAGAAGAGTCCCGCAAAGAAGCTGGCGCGGATGGAGAACTTGAAGCAGTAGAAGAGGAAATTGATATCACCATCTCTGATAAGCCAGAAGATGATCCGGCATTTATCGATATTGAAGATAAAGAAGAAGAGCCAACTGAAGAGCCAGACGAGCGAGAAGATTTTGGCATTGAGGGTGAAGACAAGACCGGTCGTAACAGAGCATACGACGATTTCCAAAACATTGAGAAAAACATTCTTGTAGCATACGATAACCTTGATAATCCCAAGGATATTGATATGTTTGAAGAGTATCTTCTGAAAAATCTTGCTTTGTACTTTGATAAGTTCGAGGGTGAGTTATCTACAACTCCGGAAGAACCCCAAGCAGCCCAAGACGCACAGGCTGATGAGCCTGCTGCAGCACCTGAAGAAGGCGAACCTGACACTGACATTCCTGACTTTGAGTTGGAAGAAGGAATGGAAATCAATCTTGAAAGCCTTATTGATAAACTATTAGAACAGTAAAATATGACAAACCCTAACATAGAAAAGGGTTTTAGTAGAAACAAATCACTATCAAATACATTACGCAAAGAAGGCAAGTCTTCTGAAGCGTTTGAAATAATGTTATCTGCTTTAACTCTTGAAGAAGTTATAGGACTAAAGTTAGAATGCTCTATGAAACTTACAAATGGTAAGCTGTATGGTTTCAATCTTTGGTCAAAAATAGTTGATATTTCTAAAGAAGCACTGTATAATGCAGTTATTAGTGTTACTGACACTAATGCAGAGATAAGAAGAATATTGGGCGTTAACCCAAGTTCGTGGGTAGATATAAAGAGAAAGTTCGACATAGACAGAGAATAAAGAATTTTTCTGATCTTGTCAACAACAAAATAAGGGGGGTGACAGGTTTCGACAGGGTAAGGAAGATGGATAGTGCAGGTTGTGACAGCTAACTCAATCACATAAATCTTTAGTTAGAAACATATAACTGCAAACGACGCAAATTACGGTTTAGCACTAGCTGCTTAATCCCCGGTTGTTCTTCACCGGGTGTCCAAGAAGAACAAACAAAAACAAAACGCTTTTGCTTTTTTGAGCGTATCGAATCAAATTTGATACTTTGTTTATTTAGAGAAATAAACTAAACCTGTGAATGACTTGAAGTTGGATATACTTTGGACGCGCGTTCGAATCGCGCCACCTCCACCAAATTATTAGGCGTTTCCACCAAAATATAAATTTTATTTGACATATACAAATATCTGTTGTATTATGTCTCTATGAGAACTGAGACTAGAAGACAAAGATATGATAAGAAAATTAAAACTAATGTTACTAAAACTTACCCGATTAGCTTATGTGCTATTAATTTCCGGGTGGATGATAACCTCGCTCACCTTGTGCGCTCTGCTGCCTGTTTTGGCGCTGAAACTGTTTATGTTATTGGTTCCGTACCTGAGCGGAGCACTATAAAGTCAGCATCAGGAAGTTTGATAGATTATGTTAATATTGTTCAATTCTCTACTCCCCAAGCGTTTTTGGAGCATTGTAGGAAAGAGAAAATTAAAGTTGTGGCTGCAGAACTGGTGGAAGGAGCAAGACCACTTTCTTCTTACGATTTCAATTTTGATGGCCATACTTGCTTGGTTGTTGGCAACGAATCAACTGGAGTTCCCACAGAGATAATCAGTTCTTCTGATGTGGTATACGTTGAAATGCCCGGTGTAGGCTATTGTCTAAACACCGCTCAAACAGCAAATATACTTCTTTACGAGGCTGTGAAACAATACGAAGGGAACCAGAGGTAATACCAAACTTAGACTACTTATAACATAACAGGAGGACACAGTGTGTCTGAGCAAAAGGAAATAAAGACACCGTCTTTTCTAAAAACGGTTTATCTCTCAAATCGAGAAATCCGTCTTATTCTGGCAGGTTTGTATTCTTTGAATATGTCGGAAGAAGAAATAGAAGGAACACTTTGGAAAAAGCTATTGTTTGAAAAACTTCATAAGAAAACCAGACGAAAAAAGAACAGTGGTAAAGAGTAAAAAGTTATCAAGACATCAAAAAGATGTATTGTTGGTGAAAGCATCAGCACAGTTTGGCAACAGAGCCTTGTATTCAATAGAGCAAAAAACACAAGGATTAGCTTTATACGCTTACGCTGATTCAAAGCAAGACGCCGAGATCCTAAGAAAAACCATTCCTCTTCGGTGGAATGGTTTATTTACTGTTGTTATTTATATTGATTTACCTGACGAAGAAGACGAGGATTAATAATGTTAACCGCCATTGGGGATGTGATGAGAGAATGCTATCGACGTGGTTGGATTACAACTCGCGACGGTAACTGCTCTGTCCGTAAAACAAAAGATAATAAGATCTTTATCACCCCATCAGGCGTTAGAAAAAACCTTATACACCCTGAATATATTGAGAGAATAAAGATTCTAGAGGGTGGAGAATTTTTAAAGATTGAAGAGGACGAGAACCCATCCGGTGAGTTAGAGATGCACTGGCAACTTCTAAGAAATGCTAGATCTACAAGATGCGTTCTTCACGTTCATCCAACAAATATTATTGCCGCTATGTATGCTGGCTGGGACTTAGAGAAACTATCCAAGCAGTTTCCAGAAGTCCACAGATACACAAGAGTAGGACCCAATGTTCCAGTCCTTCCGGCAGTATCCAGAGAACTAGCAGACGCAACATCAAAAAGCTTTGGATTGGTCGGAGGCAGAGTTGTTTATGACGTTGTCGGTCAAGGAAATCATGGCGCTTGTGCTGTCGCAGCAAATCCTTGGGATGCATTTGAACACATAGAAAGATTAGAACATATTTGTCAGATTGTCTTGACATCTGGCGTAAGACCCTGTAATATGTTTGTATGATAGTTAAAAAAGGAACAACAGTTTATCCTTCCATAAAAGGAGAATATAATTTTCATTATCCTCAGATCGAGGATCCATATGTTTTACTGATGGACATAGAAGTTGACAGGCTTCATTGGGCAGAAAGAGATAATAAAGTTGCTGTAAAAGTTTGTAGTCCTGAAAACTATCTACCTTATAGTGTACTATGGTTAGAGACGCCGGTATAGCTCAGTTGGTAGAGCACCATTCTTGTAAAGTGGATGTCCACAGTTCGAATCTGTGTGCCGGCACCATAAAACTAAATATTTCCTTGGGGATGTAGCTCAGTTGGGAGAGCATCAGTTTTGCATACTGAGGGTCGTAGGTTCGATTCCTATCATCTCCACCATTTTAGGGCGGCTAGCTCAGTTGGTTAGAGCAGTTGTTTTACACGCATCAGGTCGGGAGTTCGAATCTCTCGCCGCCCACCATAATCAGGGCGTAGGGCAGGGGATGTCCCGCTGGTTTTGGGAACCAGAACACGTTGGTTCGATTCCAACCGCCCTGACCATTTTTAGAGAGGTGTCCGAGTGGCCGAAGGAGCAGCATTGGAAATGCTGTGTAGGTTCAAAGCCTACCGGGGGTTCGAATCCCCCCCTCTCTGCCACTTAATATTATGAAACCATACTTTTACAAAGCAAAAATAATCTCTGTTTATGATGGTGACACTGTAACAGCTGTTATAGATTTGGGATTTAACATTACAAATAAGATCAAGATTAGACTTTACGGTATTAATGCTCCCGAAATAAGAGGTAAGCAAAGACCAGAAGGTCTAAAAAGTAGAGATTATTTAAGATCTTTAATCCTTGACAAAGATGTAATCATACAAACATTAAAAGATAAGAAAGGCAAATACGGTCGTTATATTGGAATTATCCACTTAGAGGATAAAAATATTAACGAACTTCTTGTAGAGTCAGGACATGCCGTAAAAAGGAGTATTAAATGAGTAACATGATGGCTGAACAGTTAGTACGAGCAGCGCTAGCTCGATTTGAGGCAGATAGACAAGAGGCTATCGCCGTTATTGAGTTGTATTTGAACAACCCCGCTGGTGTTGCAGAGCACCCCAGTGTTGTAAATGAAATTGCCACAGCAATTGGAAATCTAGCAGACGCCGAAGAGGCGATTGGCGCTATTGAGAGGAACTTTCTTTCACGTCCGGAAACAGATGAAGATGAGTGATGGTCCCAGACCAACTCCTTACACAACTGTTTGTGTATCAGGAGGTTTTGATCCTGTTCATATTGGACATCTTCGCATGATTCAAGAAGCAGCAGAATACGGTCATGTTGTTGTTATTGTAAATTCTGATGATTGGTTGATGCGTAAGAAGGGTTATATTTTCATGCCCTTTGAAGAACGTTGCGAAATTCTTAGAGGCTTTGCAACAACAGGCGAAACGACTTTTGTAGATGATACAGACGGAACAGTTTGCGAGGCTCTCCGAAGAATTGAGCCAGATTATTTTGCCAATGGCGGCGATCGCAAAACCAATAACACTCCCGAGATGGATGTGTGCGAAGAGCTAGGCATTGAAATGCTTTGGGGCGTAGGTGGAGGCAAGATTCAAAGTTCTTCCACATTGGTCTCTGATGCAGGAATGAACCCGGACCTCCCAAGCGACGATGAGTTACAGCCGTCTAAAGTTGAGATTGTTCAGTCGGGCGATGTGGCAAAAATAGGAAACTATTAAAAGAGGGCGCTATTTAGTATAGAACGGGGTCTTAATGAGCCGCAAGAAGATTTATGTGTTAGATACCAGCGTTTATCTAACAAATGCAGACGCAATATACGCTTTTAAAAACCACGATATTTATGTTCCTCTGAAAGTATTTGAGGAGATCGATAAACACAAGAAACGCCAAGATCTTGTTGGAGCACAGGCACGAAAGATTATTCGTATCTGGGATGAACTTCGCTCCAAAGGATGCCTTAAAAAGGGTGTTCGCATTCGTCAAGGTCTTGGTATCATCAAATCTGTATCTGCATCTGATATAGAACAGAACTATCTACCACACGATCTGGATATCAAGATCCCAGATCATCTTATTATCGCCACAGCAAGAACCGTTGAGAGAGAATCAGCAAGAAAAGTTATTCTTGTTTCTCGCGACATCAATATGCGCGTTATTGCTGACGCGATTGGATTGCCTTGCGAGGACTTCCAAAACCAACAGATTGTTGACGACAGCGACAGCATTTACACTGGCTTTACAGAGGTTCTTGTAGATGATGAGATTATTGATCAGTTTTATGAAAAGAAAGATGTTTATCTTGATGGTCTCAATCTCAAAACAAACGAATACGTAATGCTTATCTCCAACGCAAACGAAAAGAAAACAGCGTTGGGCAGATACATAAACGAGCACACTCCTATTCGTCAGCTTTACAAGGATAAAAAAGGCGTGTGGGGCATCAAACCAAGAAACAAAGAACAATCTTTCTTGATTGACGCTCTTATGGACCCGAACATCGAGGTTGTTACGGCCATCGGCAAAGCAGGTAGTGGTAAGACGCTCTGTGCGATCGCTGCGGCGCTTGAACAGACCCTAGACGACAGATCATCCATCTACACCCGTCTAATCGTTTCTAGGCCCGTGCAGCCGCTTGGAAAGGACATAGGTTTCTTGCCGGGAACAATGGAAGAGAAAATGTCTCCTTGGTTGATGCCTATTCAGGATAACCTTCAAACTCTTATGGGTAACGATAAGGTTACGCTCGATATGTATATGGAACAAGGCACTATTGAGATTGAAGCAATCACTTATATTCGTGGTCGCTCTATCGGAAAAGCCTTTATTATTATTGATGAAGCACAAAACTTGACAACTCACGAACTAAAGACTATCATTACAAGAGTTGGTGAAGGAACAAAGATTGTGCTAACAGGCGATGTAGAACAGATTGATAACGTCTACATAGATGCTACAACAAATGGTCTCACTCACGCTGTTGAGAAGTTCAAAGACTTTGAGTTAGCCGCTCACGTAACCTTGTTAAAGGGTGAGCGTTCAAGAGTTGCTACCTTCGCTGCTGAAAATCTGTGAGGTTAAAATGGAAAACGAGACTTTAAATGAGAGTGTGAGCACCGATACAGGACTCAAAGAGTTGGTTGTTAATTATATTGGCGAGAGATTAGCTCGGTCCGAAGAGGTGACTGTCGATATGGCAGTTGAAGTTTTCGCAGCCGAATTCCCAGAGTTTCTATTGGCAGTAGCGGAAGAGAACTTTCTTCGTGGATACGAGCAAGCTCTAATTGATGTTGCAGCGACGGAAACAAAAAATGTTTAATAGAGAATATTATATTCATAGCATCCCAGTATTTGTGTTTGGGGAAACTGAACCATTGGTGGACATTCCTCTATTTTGCTATCAGGTAGAACAGATGTTGCCAAGAACCGCTTTAACAAATGTTGAAGTTTGTTATATTTCAGACAATCCTGAATTAGACGGGCGCAATGCAGCTTACAATGATGGTGCCATCTATATGAAGCTTGATGAGCCAACAAACGATGATATGATCGAGAACTTTGTTCATGAAGTTGCTCATGCTGTGGAAACAACAGATCCTTATTCAATTTACGATGAGAGATTGCAAACAGAGTTCTTGGGCAAAAGAAGAAAGTTGTATCATCTTCTACAAGCGGAAGGGTACAACCAAGTGCCTTTGGTTCGATATGAGATGATGGAATACAACAAGATGTTTGATGACTTTCTAGCTAACGTAGTCGGCTATCCAACACTGCTATCTTTGACAATGGGTCTGTTTTGCTCTCCATACGGTGCTACTTCTATCCAAGAATATTTTGCAAATGGCTTCGAAAAGTTCTTTACAGAGAACCCTGGGTATGTTAAAAGTGTAAGTCCGGTCTTGTACCAGAAAGTTGTAGCAGCCCTGAATGACGACAAGTAAGAAAACACACATATCATATTCCGAACTAAAAGATTGGGCTCACTGCCCGCATTACCACAAGAAGAACTGGATCGAGAAGGTTGCTTCATTTGAAGGCAATGAGTATACTGCGTTTGGAACTGCTATCCACGATGTCTGCGAGAAGAAGCTTCTGCGCGAGAATATCGATGAAGCGAAGGTATTCCAGATTGGATTCGACAAGGAACTGGAAAAACTTGCGGAAAAAAATATTGAAGTAAATCAGAAGAATGTTGAGCAAATGCGAACAGCAGGACCAGAGGTCTTAGCTGAGGTTGAGGACGCTCTAGAGGATTACTTTGGAGATTATGAGGTATACTCTTCCGAGGAGCTTCTATACGAAGAAATTGAAAACTTTGGATATAACTTTAAAGGTTTTGTTGATGCCGTCGTTAAGGTAGGTAACAAGTATCACATCTTTGACTGGAAGACCTGTTCGTGGGGCTGGGATTCCCGCAAAAAGGCTGAAAAGATGGTTACTTACCAGCTAACCTTATACAAGCACTTTTTCTGTCAGAAGCATAATCTAGACCCCAAAGATGTGGAAACTCACTTTGCTTTGCTAAAAAGAACTGCCAAGAAGAATAGAGTAGAAATATTTAGAGTAACAAGCGGTCCTAGAAAAACTGAGAACGCTCTTAAACTTTTATATCAAGCAATATACAATATCCAAAAAGGTGTCGCATTTAAGAACCGACTTAAGTGCTTGAAGCCCTACCCCTGTTCATTGCGCAATACCGAACACTGTAGATAGGAAACTAAATGTCAGACAAGATAAAGATCTTTACCATCAGCGATCACCCGCTGTCTCCGAGTGGTGTCGGAACACAAACAAAGTACATTATTGAAGGAATGTTAAAGACTGGTAAGTACCAGTTTGTTTCTTTTGGCGGTGCGATTAAGCACCCAAACCACGATCCGCAGAGAACCGAAGAGTGGGGCGAGGATTGGATTATTTGGCCTGTTGATGGTTATGGCAATCAAGATATGGTCCGAGCAATGATCCGTCAGCAAAAGCCGGATATTCTTTGGTTTATGACAGATCCACGTTTTTATGAGTGGCTTTGGTCAATTGAAAATGAAATTCGAGCGCATGTTCCAATGGTTTATTATCATGTTTGGGACAATTATCCATATCCAAGTTTCAATCGTAAGTTTTACCTATCAAACGATCACGTTGCTTGTATTTCAAAGCTAACACATGACATTGTACAGACAGTGGCACCAGAGGTAGAGTCCTCCTATGTTCCCCATGCGGTAAATCCAGATATCTTCAAGCCTCATACTGCTCAAAAGATAAAGAGTTGGAGAATGTCCAAGAACTTAGATGATAAATTCGTCTGTTTCTGGAACAGTCGCAATGCTAGACGCAAGCAATCGGGCACATTAATTTGGTGGTTTAAAGAGTTCTTGGACAAGGTCGGTCATGATAACGCATGCCTTATCATGCACACAGACGTAAAGGACCAACATGGACAGGATTTGGAAGCAATTATCCATGAATTAGGGCTTACCAATGGAGAAGTTCTTTTCTCAAGAGAGAAGGTCAATGCAGCAGACCTAGCTGGCATGTATAACATGGCTGATCTTACAATTTGTATCTCGGATGCAGAAGGTTTTGGACTTTCTACCTTAGAGTCTCTATCTTGCGGCACACCAATTTTGGTAAACATGACCGGAGGTCTTCAAGATCAAGTAACGGACGGAGAGAAGTTCTTTGGTATCGGATTACAACCGGCATCAAAAGCAATTATTGGATCACAGCAGGTTCCATACATTTACGAAGATCGTCTAAATAAGGATGATTTTATTAATGCTTTGGTTGAACTTTATGAGATGACACCAGAAGCTAGAAGAGAATTAGGAATGGCTGGTCGTGCTTGGTCCGAAGATCGCTTTGGATTTGATAAGTTCATCCAAACATGGGATGATTTATTTACGTCAATTTACGAAGAAAAAGGCTCTTGGGAAGACCGCAAGGGTTACAACTCATACGAAGTAAAGGTATACTAATGTTAAAGAAGGTTTTAATCAAAGGTCCAGTGCTATCGCGCTCAGGATATGGCGAGCAAGCTCGGTTTGCTCTCAGGGCGCTGCAGTCGCGACCGGATCTGTTCGACATTTATATTGTTAATATCCCATGGGGACGGACAGGACAAATCTCAGAGGTAGATGAAGAAGCAAATCTGATTCATGAGATTCTCATGAAGACCCAGGCATATGTGCAACAAAAAGGACAATTCGATGTTTCCTTGCAGGTTACGATTCCAAATGAATTTGAGAAGATTGCTCCTATTAACATTGGTTACACTGCAGGTATTGAAACAACAAAGGTATCTCCACAATGGATTGCGAAATCTAATGAAACGGTAGACAAGATAATTGTTGTTTCCAATCATTCTAAGAAGGTATTTGAGCAGACTAAGTACGACGTTAAAGACCAAGCTGGCTATGAACATAAGGGTTGGGGACTTCAAGTGCCTGTAGAAGCCGTTAACTACCCTGTCAGGATGTTTGAGCCGGAAGAACTAAATATTGAATTTAGGACCAACAAGAACTTTCTCACCGTTGCTCAATGGGGACCGAGAAAGAATCTAGAAAATACGATTAAGTGGTTTGTGGAGGCTTTTGCCGATGATGAAGATGTCGGACTGGTAGTAAAGACTAGTACCGCATCCGATTCTGTAATGGACAGAGAGGTTACACAGAAGCGCCTAGAAGCTCTTCTAAACGCTTGTGGTCCTCGTAAGTGCTCTGTGTACCTAATTCACGGTGAAGTATCTCCTGGGAACCTAGCGTGGCTCTATGGGCACCCCACTATGAAGGCAATGATTAACATTGGTCACGGAGAAGGTTACGGACTTCCTTTATTTGAGGCTGCTTATCACGGATTGCCGCTTATTACAACAGCTTGGTCTGGACAAATGGATTTTATTTGTAAGCCAAATAAGAAAGGCAAGCAGGTTCCAAGAGTCATTAAGGTTGATTATGATATTAAGGAAGTGCAGAAGCATGCTGTATGGAATGGAGTAATTCAAGCAGACTCTAAATGGGCATATGCCAAGGAAAAGTATTATAAGAGCGCTTTAAAGGATTCTCTAGAGAAGGAAGGGCACTATCGTAAAGAAGCGTTGGCTCTACAAAAGTACATCATTGATAAATTTACGGATGAAAATATGTATGCTGCTTTTGTCGACAGCATGTGCACAGGACAAGAGGAAGACAACACCCTCGATGAGGGTGTCTTTATATTATGAAAACTGTAGTATTAGTAGGACAACTAACTGATATATCAGGATACGGGCATGGAGCACGTAGCTATTTCAGCAATCTTCTAGATTTGGACAGAAGGGGCCTAATAGAGTTAAAATTAATAAACTTGTCATTTGAATCGGTTATTTATAAGGATAAAAAATTAGACAAAGATTATAATGAGAAGTTGATTGCTTCTGTTCTCCCTGATGGCCGTGGCAAGCGTAGTTTTGGAATAGTAGATAACAAATTTTTTGATGAAATATCAAATGGTAATAAAAAATATTCTGTTGTTTTTTTTCTTACCAACGATTGGCTTAATACTTTCACCGAAAAAGCATTTCCTGGGGTGAATTTAGAACCTATTGCCTCTTTTCTAAAAAACGCAGAAGAAATATATCCTTGCGTAGTTTGGGAAACTGATAAGCCACCATCCTCGTGGCTAGCAGGATATAAACGATATGAAGATAAGATAAGCAAGCTAATTTGTGCATGTGATTGGAACAAGGAACAGTTTTCTAAACACACAAATTTTGAAACAGTCAAAATACCGTATACTATTAATGAAAAGTTATTAGTTGATGACGATTTCATTAGTGAACGCCTGTCGGGTTTAGAAAATAAATTTAATTTTGTAACTGTTGGTCAGTGGGGAAACAGAAAGGGGTTTGATAAGCTTATCAAAGCTTTCCTGCTTGAATTTAAAGATGACAAAGATGTTAACTTGATAATCAAAAGTTATCGTAATGCAACCTTTCAGCCAAATGTTAGCGAAAGACAATTCTTCAAAGATGAGATAGAAAAAATTAAAGATCAAGTAAAAATGTATGGACGCCAAATTAAAAGTGATGCAAAAATAGTTATAATTTCTAGTATATTGAGTGCTGAGCAGATCAACTCTTTATATCATGTAAGTGACTGCTATGTTACTACTACAAGAGGCGAGGGATTTTGTTATCCAATAGCAGAATATTCTTGGTTTGGCAAACCGATAATATCTCCGTCCAAGGGAGGGCACACTGATCTTCTTCCGGAAGGAAGTATGATGATTGATTCATCCTACGAACCAGTTGAAAATCAACCATCTTTATATTCATCAGACATGAATTATGTTGAGTGTTCAATCAATTCAACCAGAAATAAAATGAGAACCATCTACAATTTAAAAATAAATAACTCTGATGATTATGATAAACTTGGCAAACAGCACCTTAGCCATATAAAACAATATTTAAACCACGAAAGAATAACAAGCTTATTTGAAGAAGCTTTACGGTAATTGAAATGAAAAAAACTGCAATAATAACTGGGATTACCGGGCAAGATGGGTCTTATTTAGCTGACTTATTGCTAAGTAAGGATTACAACGTTGTAGGTACTCTTAGAAGAACAGTAGTTTCTGAGAAAGAAAAGCTGGCCAACTTAAGTAATATAGACGATAATCGTCTTACTCTTATAGACGTTGATATTACGGATTCCGCTTCCGTATATAGGATGGTCAAAGAGCACCAACCAGATGAGTATTATAATTTAGCTGCCCAATCTCATGTCGGCACATCATTTAGAACTCCTGCTTCTACTTTTGATATTAATGCAACAAGCGTTATTTACGCTTTAGAAGCTATTAGACTTGAGAGGCCAGAGTGTAAATTCTATCAAGCTTCAACATCAGAGATGTTTGGAGATAATGTTACAAACCCTCAAGGGGAAGATACATTCTTTTCTCCGGTTTCTCCATATGCTTGTGCAAAGCTAGCTGCTCACCATATGACGCAGACATATAGAAAATCTTATGATTTATTTGCCTGCTCTGGAATACTTTTCAATCATGAATCACCTAGAAGAGGTGAAAATTTCGTTACTAGAAAGATTACCAAGGCAGCTGCAAGAATCAAGCTTGGGTTACAAGACGAGCTAAGACTCGGCAATCTAGAGGCTCTCAGAGATTGGGGGCACGCCAAGGACTATGTACGCGGGATGTGGTTGATGCTCCAACAGGATACCCCGGATGATTATATCTTAGCCACAGGCGAAGCTAACTCGGTAGAACAATTTCTAGAATATGTTTTTGACTATGCGGGGCTAAGCATCGATGATCGAGTTGTGATAGATCCTAAATTCTATCGACCCTGTGAGGTCCCAGAGTTGCGAGGAGATCCTTCAAAAGCTGAGAGAGTTTTGGGGTGGAATCGAGAATATGACTTTAGATCTTTAGCTATTGAGATGTTTGAAGAAGATTATAGGAGAGAAGAAAAATTATGAATTATTATGGCCAACTGGCAATAGACTTTATATTGCATTCTAGATATTTTAAAAACAAAAAAAATGGATTATTTGTAGAGTGTGGTGCTTTTAATGGAGTAGCCGATTCGAATACTCTGTTTTTTTATAAAAATCTAAATTGGAGAGGTTTTAATTTTGAGCCAATTCCAAGCATTTATCAGCAACTAATCAAAAACAGACCAGAAGACATTAATTTAAACTTAGCTTTATCTAATAAAGACGGCACTTCGGTTTTTACTAGAGTTATAGAACAATCTCGTTTCCCGCAGTGGGGTGGAGACTTCGCAAATGGTTCACTAAAACATACTAAAAGTCATAAAAAACAAATTGAAAAAAATTTTCCTGGCTCCGAATATATCGATATAGAAGTAAAAACCATTTCATTAAAATCTTTTTTTGAACAAAAAATTACAAAAAAACCAGAGTTATTTATTCTAGACATAGAGGGCTATGAGAATATCGTGCTGGAACAACTAAAAGAAATTCCAGAAAAAAAACATCCAGATGTGTGGTGTATCGAGTGGGGTCATGATGATGTTGAATTAACAAAAAGCATAATGAAAGAAAATAATTATGTACTAGATTACACAGATTCAATAAATCTTATTTTTACAAAAAGCTTTAATAAATGACAAAAAGTGAAATAAAAAAAATAATTAAAACTACAAAAAATTTCAAAACCTATCAAAATAAATTGGATTTTTTACATAATAGATTTGAAGGAGAAACTTGTTACATTTTAGGCTGTGGGCCTTCTTTACTAGAAGCTAACAAGGATAATCTTAAAAAGGAATTACAAAATAATTTGTGTTTATCAATAAAAATTGCTTATTTTTCTTTTTTGGAGTTAGTTGATTTTCATTTTTTTAATTCTAATAATTTTATGAAATACCCCTACAGTGATGAGACGCTTATTGTTTCATCATCAGATTTTCAATCTGAGCAACAAGCTAAATCAGGTATTTGGCAGTTTCAAGAAAATGATATAAATTTTACGATTGCTAATAAATCTAAAAATGAAATGCTATCGAGGACAAAGCAAATAGAAAAATGGCTTATTTGCAATTCTGGAACGAAAAGACCTTGGGGCCCCGGCATAATATATGAATCTGTATTATTTTTTGCTTACCATTTAGGTTGTAATAAAATAAAAACAATCGGTTGGGATTATATAGATCCTAATGATAAAAAAATATGTCACTTCTATAAAGAAGACTGGAGAATGTCACAACTTATAAACCCCGCAGCCCAACCGTATAGTGGAGAGATTAAAGAATCAATCGAACTATCAGGCGATTTTTATTCTTGGCTTTCCCAAAGAGACGTTGAAGTTTCAGCCTATGAATCAGAATTATGTTTTTTATCAGATAAAATAAAAAGATATAAGTTATGAAAATTAATATAATAATTCCCGCTAAAGGAAATAGCGAAAGAATAAAAAACAAAAACCTGTATGAAGTTGGGGGTAAAAGTCTAATATATCATGCATGCGAGAAAGTTCTTGATTGTAAACATATTGATAACGTGTACTTGGACACAGAAAGTAGAGATGTTATTGCAAGTGTGACACCACTATTCTCAAAAGGACTAAAACTAATCAAAAGACATCCAAGTCTGGCCACAAACGATATTGGTGCCAATGAGATGATGATTTATGGGCTACACAGTATTGAAGAGTGCGATGTGTTATTGCAGACATTTTGTACATCACCATTGCTGACATCAGAAACAATTGATAGGTGCATCGAGACATTTATAAACCACGGCATGACTAAGCACGATTCCTTTTTTACAGTTGTTGATGTGCAAGAGTATTTTTGGAAAAATGGTAAAGCATATAATTTTTCAACTAAAGAATTACCAAATAGTTTTGAACTTGACATATTGAAAATGGAAACTCATGGACTATACGGCATAACAGTAGACTCTTTGCTAAAAAATAAAACTAGAGTTGGCAACAACCCAATGATGATTAATATTACAAAAATGGAATCACTTGATATCAATGTAGAAGAAGATTTACAACTAATAGAGAGGATAATGAATGCTTCCTGACGACATATACATGGGAATAGTTTACGATTCTTTAAGAATTATGGGCGAAAAATATAAAAATTTCTATATTAACATTAAACCAAAATGCGGCTATGATTCGATCATACAAGGAAATTGTTTCACAACTTATGGAGAGGTTGTTGAAGATTGGGATGTAGATTACACCGAAGTAGACAACATACGTCTTGAGATGTATAAGTTAGATGTATTTTCGGACAATCCGATTGTGTTCCTTCAAGCTAATGACGATAAAGTAGCCCACAGTGGCGATATAACTTCTTTGATATATAAAAAGCTTGGAGCGAAGGGGTTTGTAACAGATGGAATAGTTAGGGACATTGATATCATAGATAAACTACAATTTCCCGTATTCTGCAGAGATGAGAACCCAATTGATGCTATTGATTATTGGGCCCTAACAAAATTTCAAAATACTATTGAAATTGATGGAGTCGTAATAACACCAAATGATTATTCATTCGCTAGTAGAGATGGTGTAATAATTGTCAGATCTGATCTGAAAGAAAAGTTTAAGAAAATCGCACTTGAACAGCTAGAGAGAGAGAAAAAAGTACGTTTTTTGATTAATGAGAAAACAAAAACGTTTGAGCAAATAGTAGAGGAAATGGGAAGATGGTAATAGAGAAGCCAATCATGGTGGCTGAGCTAAGCATTAACCATCTGGGGATGGTCAAAATAGCTCAAAAAATGATAGATGAAGCTATTGGCGGCGGCGCGGATCTTATCAAACTTAAATTCAAGAATGTTGAAAAGTATTATAAAGATGACGGCAAGAAATGGAGAAATTTTAATTTCAAAACTTATCGAGGATCTCTAGAGCTAAGTAAGGAAGATTTTGGATATTTAGCCGAATACTGTAATTCTAAGGGGATTAAGTGGTTCTGCACAGTACACGATGAAGAGGGGCTAAATTTTATAAAGACGTTTGATCCTCCATTCTATAAGGTTGCTAGTATGGACGCTGGCAAAACTGAATTAGTCAAAAAGGTTATGAGTCTGTGCGCATCAGAAGATAAGCCTCTTATTATTAGTTTGGGTGGAAAATCTAATGAATTTGTTACTACATTAGTAGATAAAATCAACGCACATAAGCTAAAAGCTTTCTTATTACATACTGTTTCTATTTATCCAACACCAGATGGCAAGTCTAATATATCTTACATTACTAATCTTCGTAAGAAATTTGAAAGTGATAACATTAAAATTGGATATTCGGGCCATGAAGTGGGGTATGCTCCTTCTATCTTGGCAACCCTTCAAGGAGCTAGAATGATAGAGAGACACTTTACGTTGTCTTTAGATTGGAATATACACCATTTGGGGTGTGCTTTGACCCCAGAAAAATATAGAGAAATGAACGAAACAATAGATAAGTTAATTTTAGAAAACAATGCTGGATTAACTGAGTTTCACAAAGAGGAATTAGATTTCCTTAAAGATATGAAGTACGCATGATTTATATTGTTAGACATGGACAAACAGCCTGGAATTTACAAGGCAGAAAACAGGGGAGAAAAGATTCTCCCTTAACTTTGAAAGGAGTTGAACAAGCAAAAGAAGTCTCTAAAATTTTGAATGATTCCATCAAAGATTATACTAAGTTCAAGATAGTAGTATCTCCCCAGTGGAGATGTCAGCAATTTGCTAGTATCATATGCGAACTTGCTGGTATTGATTTTTCTGCATGTATATTTGAAGAGAATTTAAGAGAGCATTGTTTTGGATTGTGGGAAGGCAAAACAGAAGAAGAGATAGAGGAAGAATTTCCCGGGTTTTTAGCAAAAAGATATATCCCAGAAAATTACTGGAGTTATGTGGTTCCGATGGGTGAGAGCTATGAGTTGCTGTATTCCAGAATTAAAAAAGTTTTAGATAAGTACGAAGGACAAAAAGTTGTATATATTTGCCATGAAATGGTGTCAAAAGTTATAAGAGGTAAAACTCTGAACTTATCCCCAGAGCAGATACTTCCTCTTAGGCACCCACAAGACTGTGTGTATAAAGTAGAGAACAATACATTGACGGAGTTGCGAAGTGTTTGAAAATTGGACATTTAAAGAACCTACAAGTGAATTTGTAGAACAAAGGAGTTGCTTAGATATTGGTGCTAGAAAAAACATGTCTGATTTCCCACTAAAATACTAAAAAGGAGTAGAAAAATGAAACTATCAAACCAAGCAGTAGGGGCTCTAATGATGGCCCTTCAAAGATCTCTAATGGAGCAGTCGGACATTGTTCCTGTTCTACAAGGGATGGATTTTCAGGTAAATCCAGAAGATTCGTCACATTCGGAGTTGGTTGTCACGAACCCACCAACAATTAATTTTGACAATGTCGAACTAAACGAGGAAGGATAATAAAATGTTTAAGAAGACACAGGAAACTCGATACATCACCGAGGGTCAGGCCCGAGAATTAGCAGATGAGCTTGTTCGTACAGCACTTAGAGAGCAAGCTAGAGAGCTTGAGAAGCACCTTGCCGATATAGACAAACGACTTAAAACTCTAGAGAGAAGGTAATAATGCCCAGATATGTCTATCGTTGTACGGAATGCGAAGAGCTTTCAACTATCAATCACTCATCCGATGAGGTAGAAACAAAGTGCCCTAAGTGCGCCACCGATAGAGGACTAGTGAAATTACTTACCAATTTTACTACGAGAAAAAATGGAACAAAACTTAACAAGGTTGGTCAAGTAACAGAGCAATTTATAGAAGATTCGCGTCAAGAGTTGGAACAACAAAAAGAGCAACTAAATAAAAACAAATAATGTTCATTCATATTGTATTAATCATATCCCTTGCAATAAACGTACTTTTGGGTTGGTATATATCAAGGATGTTACAAAAGTTTATATTTATCTCAGACAATATGTCTGATTTGTTTTTGACCACAAAAGCTTTTCAAGTGTTTGTAAAGGATATGTATAGCATGGATTCTTTTCACGGGGAGCCGATCATCCAAGAATTGGTGCTTCGTATAAGAGAAGTAAATGAAGAAATGTCTAATTTTAAAGAGATATTTGAATATACAATAGACGCTGAATTGGAACAAGAACTAGAGGAAGCGCTAAATGCCGAGGAAGAAGAGCAAGAAAAATTATTACTTTACGCAGGCACACGAAGACGCAATAGTTAAGTATGCCCTGACAAATGACAGGGAATTGCGATCTAAGTTATACGAAGAGTACATACAGCCTGCGTTTGACGATATGGTAGACAAGATAATCTACACTTATCGTTTTACCACACTGCCAAACATTGACTATCTCAGAGCAGATTGTAAGGTTTGGTTAACGACCATCCTAAACAAATACGATCCGAACAAAGGCTCCAAAGCCTTTTCATATTTCTCGGTTGTAACAAAGAACTGGTTTATCCATAAGGTAAAGAGAACCAAAAAGCGTCTACAAACAGAAGTCTTTATGGAGGATGTTCTGAATGAGATGGATGAAAACCTAATATCGGAGGATCCCAGTTATTTCGACAAAAGATCGGAGATGGAATTTTGGATGTCTCTCAATAATGAGATAGATACTTGGGATTCATTTATGATAAAAGAAAACGAGAAGAAGGTTCTTATGGCTGTTCGTATTCTTTTAGACTCCGCTGATCAAATAGAAATTTTTAATAAGAAGGCAATCTATCTATATTTGAGAGAAATTACAGGACTTAATACAAAACAGGTTGTCAATAATCTTAATAAGCTTCGCAAGAGGTACAGGACGTTTAAGACAAAATGGGAAAACAGCGAGATCTAGTATTTTTCGCCTTTTTGTGGAATAAAAACTATAAAGATTCTACCTACTAATGCTGACAAAGAGGGTATTTAAAGAAAAATGGGAAAACAGCGAGATTTAAGTTTAGAGCATTACATAGAAGAAACCACGACAAACATCAAAGAAGATCGTGCGATGGCCAAGTCTTTACTAATGGATGTAATGGCCGATATGAAAGCCTCTCCCGCCGATAGAAGAGAGATGGGCCCAATCGCGGCCAAGTATGTAGAAAACCTTCAAAGATCCAATGAGCAGATGGTGAAGCTTGCTGCGATCCTTCAACGCCAAAAGACAGGCCAAGTAGGTCTCACAGCCGACGACAAAGAGCAGTTGTTTGATTTGTTGAACGAGAGCAAAGAAGATGGCTAACGAAATAACACCCCAACAGATATTTAGCCAATACGGTATCCTGAATGATCTTAGACCAGCTGACGGTCTTTCTGGTGATAGAAGATCCTTAACTACAACCGATGCTATATCTACTGTTCTGGAGCAAGCATTTACTCCTGATGCTATTGGAAATAAAACGGTTTTCGGTGGTATTGTTTTTGGTACTTATTATGGGGACCAACCAGTAATATCCAATCCGGTGGAAAATTTGGAGTACGTCTCTAAACAGCTTGCGCTAGCAGATAGTCCAGAATTAACTGGCGAAGCAGTATATTACAAATATAAGGTTTATGTCCATGAAGGTGATCCTAGAGTTCTCATAGATATTGATGAGCTTCTAAAAGACAATGCAACCGGGAAGTTGAATCTTCCAGGCATGTCTTTGGCTGATCGAGTTGATTCGTTACCTGACGCGTCGTTATCGCTTGATGCTAGTGTACCCAACGGTCAGTTGGCTATTTTGCCTGGAACACTGGTTAGTATAATATACGCCGACGAAAAGTTCCAAAAACCTCAAATTATAAAAGTAGGACCTAAAATATTTGATATTAATCTTCAAAATTCATCAATAAAGATGGATTTCAAAGATAAAAAATCTATGCTTATGGGTCCTAGGGGTACAGTTTCCAAGGATGATCCGGGCATCTTTAGTTGGTCTAATAGAGCTAAACAAGAAACAGCGATTTATATTCCAACAGGCGAACCCATCAATAATGGAGAGCTAGAGGAAGCCGGTTTGTTGTATACTGATCCAGCCTCTGGTGCTCAATTAATAAAAGATGCTAAAGATGATTGGCTTAAATTAACGGCTGCATATAAGCGAAAATTTGGCAAACAACTAAAAGGTAGTGGCTATCGAACTTATGATAGTCAAGTTAATGTGCGTATGATTAGGGTTGGTGGCGATGAGGCAGGATGCCCCGGACCGCATCGTAATGGTATAAAAGGCGAGGGCGCAGGACAGTACAATAAAAATTGTAAATTTGTTGGGTATGCAGCAATTCCTGGCACATCCAATCACGGATGGGGATCTGCTGTAGATATAGATAGACCAGCTAGTGGATGGACCGGAGATCAAGCGGGGAACTCACCAGAATTTAAGTGGTTGAATAAATTTGCCCCCGACAAATTTAACTTTAATTTTGGTGTATCAAACGAACATTGGCACTTGGATTGGATCGGACTTAACAAAGTAGTTAAAGGGGTCTCGGTAAACACTAAACGTTGGACTCAAGAGGGGCTTGAAGATACACAGGTAACATTTGGGGCAGATCCGCCCGCCACAGCAGGACCTAGTGCGTTATCTTAGGAGAAAAAAGTGTCTAAAGTAAAAACAATATCAGCCATACAAAAACCAACAGACCCAATTGAAAAAAGAAAGTTGGACAACGCATCCCCAGCCGAAGAGGCTGATATACGCGGAGTTGGCTCAAAAGAGACAGAGAACTATGACACGCCAGATTTAATCCTGACCTCTAATGAGAAAGTTATAAGAAAAGGCAACGCATCTATTAAATTAGGAAAAGATAGAAACTCTAACAGACTCTCTGGCACCGGAGGTAAAGGACAGTCTCATTGCGCTGCAATAGATATTGTTGCTGGAACTTTGGGACATAGCGCGCGCAGTAGAGACCGAAAGGGTAACAAACTTTATGCAGATCCCAACTTTGTTCTGGACTCGGCAAGAATCTATGTCAGTCAAAAGGCAGATATCGATGGGTACTTTAGACTCAAAAAGCCAAAGGGCGCAGGATCTACTTCCTCGGTAACACCCAGATCTAGTATCGCCCTCAAGGCAGATAACATTAGAGTTATTGGTCGCGAAAACATTCGACTTATTACCCGCACAGACTCTATCAACTCACAGGGCGGGGAATTGTCAAACGCTGATAAGAGTGGATACGGAATTGATTTGATTGCAATGAATGACCCAGAAGATCTTCAGCCGATGGTAAAAGGTGAAAATCTTAAGGATTGCCTGAACGCTATGCTTCAGGTTATAGAAAATGTAAGCACAATATTGGACAACTTTATATCGTATCAGCAAAGCTTTAATAGATCTGTCCAAAACCACACTCATATGTCACCTTTTTATGGAACTGAAACAGCGCCTGATTTCAAGCAGGTTATGAGTGCGGGAATAGAAAATATGATTAATGTTACTTTAAATTGTCAAGTACCAATGATTGCGGACATACCTTTAAGTAATGTTGCTATTGTAAATGATTACTTGGACAACTCCGGGGTCGCCGGCGATAAGTATATCCTAAGCTTATATAACAGGACAAACTAATGGCAATACCAGAAATACAAGCTATATCTCTACAAACTTTAATCTCCAAAACTTTACCGGGTATACCATTTGTCAATAAAGTAGACAACATAATGAACTTTTATGTTAATGTCACGAGTCGTGGATCCAAAGAGACCCAAGAGCGCTTGTGTACAGACTATTTTATTGAACACTATTTTCCAGAGTATTATCCTTTAGTAGTTGACAGAGATAATGCTGAGTTCGCTAGTTTTGGTGGCTTCTATGACGAGCTTCGTAATACAATTTCAGATTCGCTTTTTTTGGAAAAAGTTGGTCCATTTAACGTCAAAGATACATTTAAGTTATCCCTACAGGAAGGGAATATCTATGACCTTAAAGAAGCTTATGAAGAAGAAGAAAAGTTACCTGATTTCTTAGATGCTCTAGCATTCTTTAACGCTGAAAGAGGCGCAGGGGCTGAGACAGGTGCAACAAGCTTTGAGTTTACAAATGTACCAAATTCTTTAGACAAATTAACAGGAACGATTAGTGACTTTTCCACCGCTATCTCGTTGTTCAAGGGAATAGTGCCTTTATCTTTGGATGCCAATAGTCTTGGAACCTTTACCAACAGGATTGTTAACGCGCTGCTAAGAGTTATCTACGAGAGCTTAGATTTTAAGCTCCAAGAAAGTAACTTCTTCGACTCCGATTATTTGACAATGTATTTTGATAGTGATTCAAACATAGTCCGAGTTGATTACTTTGTTTTGAATGTAACTCGTGGAGAAACCAAGCAAGCTAAGATCGGGTTTATCACAAACTCTAAATACAATCCAATTTTTAGTGATCCCCTAGCCCTAAAGACAGTTGAAAATTACAAAGAAATTATTGAATCATCGGAGCAACAGTCAAACTTAACAAAGCAGCAGTCAATAACAGGCTTTTTCTCGACGCTTGGAATTGAAGGCTCTTTCACTGCACCACAGATAGGAGACATTCCTGGCTCCATCACTCCCGGTAATAATATCTTTGGGAACAGATCATCAGACGATCTGATTGATGTAAGTAATATGCAACAGCTTGAGGACACGTTCAGTAAGCTTAAAACCAAAGAAGAGTTGCTAAAAGAGATTGAAGAGGCCGAAAATGAAGAAACGAAAAAGAACATCCTTCAGGCAGAAAAAGCTAAGAAACTCAACGCCGCAGTCCAAATTGTAGATACAATAGATGCCGTTCTAAATTTTAACGTTCCAATATTTGGACCCAACGCCACAAAAGAACAAAAAATTGTAAATCAAATCCTAAACCAGTTCGGAATTCAAGCTCTTGCAAAAGAGGCAATTATCTGCTTAACATTGGGACTTGGGGCAACAGCTTCTAGAATTACGCAGTCAGTTAGAAACTCAATCATTCAACAGGCTAGTTCGCTTCAATCAGAACCAACACCTCCATCTAAAGAAATAAACATAAAAAGACCGAACTTAGGAGAACTGTTTTCAGACCAGTTTAAGCCGTTCTCTGTTAACGGCGATATCAAAGATCAAATAAAAGACATTATTCTAGGCGCTATCGCCAATGCTGCATTTGAAGTTATTAAGTCCCTAGTGGAATTGATACAATTTAATTGTGGCTCTATTTTAAGAGGCAATACGGGTGCCATTGATGTAGGAAGTAGGATAAGGGACGAGAACCAGAGGGCAGCTGTTAGCTTCCCAAACCTTGAGGAGCTTTTGGAGGCTGAATTTGCCCAGGATGGTTTGGCTCTAGATCAGGTTTATACTTATTTCTCAGATGTATCAAGCGTGTTGAATCCCATAGAAGTATGTCGTTTACTCAACTCTCAGAGAGAAGTTGAGCCGTTTACATATGCAAAAATTCTTGATTTTAATTCAGACTATTCTTCACCACAGATCAGAAATAATATCAATACAATTGGCTCCATTAACAGTTACTTTTCGAGAATCTCCCAATATGTTGACACAGTGACATTCTGCAACGATATTATCAATAATAATATCTTACAGGTCGTAGAAAACTGTAATATATGTCTAGACGAAGATTTCTTCGATTCAACACCAGCGCTGGACGAATTAATAAGGATTGCCGAAGACGGAATTCAAATCGCCCCGCCGCCACTTGATTTCTTGTGCCCGGATTCCCCAAACTATCTTGAAAATCCTATCGCAACAACAATTTTACCTAATTTGTTCAACAACATCTTAGATACAACAAAGACTTATATGGCAGGGTCCCTTGAAGCTGCGCGCACGTCCTTGCTTGAACCTACAGTGTCAAACGATATAAATCCAGATGTTGCCGGGGCGTTCGGTGCTCTAGGAATTCAGCCTCCAACTGCCTCCTTGGATCCAGCAGTTTTAAACTTTATCACGGACATGTTTGAATTTTTTGACAATATAAATGAAGAAGTTGTTGCTGCAGCCCAAAGTGGTGTATGTCAAGAAATCGATAGTGCCAAAATACAAAATATTATTGATAATGCTGGGATTGTGGCCACTGCCATACGAGCCGGATTAAGTGAAGTCCCGGGCGTTATAGAGGAGGTTGATAACAAGATTACTTCCATTCAGGATCAGGCGACTGGCACTGGACCCGCACACACGAAATATGTATTCCCGGAGGCATTCCGTAAACGGTTTGCAGAAGCTGTACAGCCTCTTAATTATGTTTCTCCCGTCGGGGGCCTGCTGCGGGGGCGACGCGTCGACGAGGCCATTTACCAGACAAACTATAATTCGTCTGGCCAAGAACAATTAACTTTAAATTTTGTGTTCTCTAGAAATCAGCAATTTTCTGTTCAATATCCGGAATGGTCTCAAAACGTAGAGAGTTTTATAAATCTTTCCTATAACCTACAGAATGTGGATCCATCTTTAGCTGGTGAGCTTAGCAACTTAGTTCCGCCTGAAAACTCACAACTTCCTATTAGTGAGGCTTACCAAGATTTACAATTAAATCCATATATTTATCGCTTTGTAGAGCCCATCTCTATAGCAGAGAACGAGTCGTTAGGCGACTCATCTTTTATTCAAGAAGTGGTAGGAGAAAAATACACTTCGGTGTATGGCTCATTGTATAGAAAGCTTTACAATTACATTTTAGATAATGGTGCTTTTAGTGCTTTTAAGGTAAATAATCTAAAATTCTTTAAAAATAATGATTTGTGCGACCCCTCTAACGTTGGAGATTTGTTCGATGCAGAGGGTATTTTAGATCAAATGAAGAAAGAGTTTGCCGCAGCTGCTTGTTACGACGATGGATCAGCCAAAGACAAAACTAGAAACACTCTTTATTACGGTTTAATCCTAATGTTAATCCAGTCAATAATAGATGAGTTTGTGATTAAGAACATTGTTGTGTTCTCAGCATTTAAGATGGATTCCCTACTCGATCTACCTGTTATGAGAGAGTACATGGTCAACCGACTAGTGGCATCATTTAATGAAATTAAATCTGATGGGAATTCAATCCTAGAGCGTGAACTCTTTAATTACTTCGATAGAGTATCTCGCAGAGAGTCAACCATCAATAATGGGGGAATTGCCCACACTTATCCTCCTTTCCAAATTCCTCAAGGATTTGAACTAAATGACGACGGAACGGCAGCTAATTTTCCTTTAAATGATGAAAGTGCTCTTATTCGCTTCTTGGTTGAGGAAAGATTATATTATACTTGGGATAATGGACAAAGAAGTACCTTGGGCGCAATAAACAACATTATTGATCCAAAGGGTGAAAACAAATCATTTGACGATGTGTTTTTAGAGGATGTGATAACTGTTAATACTATTAATGCGCAACAAGAAGCGTCAGTAGATTTTGATAATGCTGCTTACATCACAAATATAGTGAACGATAGCTTTGACATTAATGGTGTGTACTTCACAGATGGTGTAACAATATCAAATGACGTGCAAAATTCAACAGGCCTCTCGATTCAGAGAGACGCTAATATCTTAAGCTTAAATTTATACTCTTCTCACAACAGCGACAGTACGCTGTTTTCAGTTACGCCTCTTTTCTCGATACCGATAGACTCTAACAACACAAGACAGGAAAACCTTGCCCTAATCAAGCAAGACCCACAGTATCAGCTTTTTAAGAACCAAGTATTCAATCAAGATGCGATTATCCTTGGTCCTATATTACACAATTTTTATTTAACAGAGTTGTTCTTCTCGGACATTACAGACGCATTCAGAGGAACAAAGCGAGCAATCATAAACTTTATGAATATGACTGATGCTTCAACAAGACCTCCACTTCCAGATACGCCAAATAATAATTTCCAAAATACTTTGGCAAACAATGGACAGCAGGATATGGGCTCCCTCGCAAGAGAGATTTTCTTAAAGTTCTTGAGAGAAACACCTATCCAAATTCTTAAGGGATTGGTGGAGCTAATTGATCCTCACGTCGCCATATCAAAGATTGTAAAAGATGTCACAGGGCAAGCTTTCATAGCGGTTTCGCAGGCCATACAGACTGGGCTTGATGCCGCCGCTCCCTCCGACTCCGAAGCGCCCAATCCATTAGCAGGCATCACGGGTGAAGATATATTGGCTCTTATGTTCTGCATTTACGACACAACTAATGAAGTAACAAGCGGAACTCTTGGTACTGGCGCTACAGGCGAAGATAGTCCATTAGCTTCAAATGCTGAAGCGGAGCCTCTATTCGGACCTAGAATTACTCTTGACGGAGTTGATTTTAAGGGAACAGTCGCTGGCATGTTTATGGCTCCTCCGTCTCCCTTGGGAATTCTGTATCTGTTGATCGAGCTTCTAAAAATCAAGATAGATGAGGAACTATCGGAAGAAGATGTTGGCGATGCAACTGAGCCTCCCCCACCAGAGGAGTGCTAAAATAAATAAATCAACTATTTAAGGAGGAGGGCAGCACATGGCTTCTGGATTGGCACCAAGATTACCGCTGGTTTTTGATGATGTATATGGTCCGTATGGGCTGATCACTGATTTTAGTTCTCTCGCAAAGCAAAACTTAAAAATGCTTATTTTGACAACTCCTGGCGAGAGGATGATGGATACCGACTTTGGAGTCGGCTTGAAGAAATATTTATTTGAACAGAACACGGCGTCTACTTATTCTGAGATTGACAGCAATATCAGACAACAGGTACAGAGATATTTGCCTTATATTGGCATTGATAGAATCGACTTTACTGTCCCCGAAAACAACCCGGATCTTTTTCCTAACAATATATCAGTTTCTATATTGTTTACGATATTGCCACTTCAAACCAATGCGATTCTAAATGTAGAAGTTAATAATAACACTAACTAATTATAAAAGGTGCAGAAATAGATGTCCAAAAAGAACGTTGCAATCAATTATACAAGTAGAGATTTTGAATCTATCCGTCGCGATTTAGAGGAGTTTGCCAAAAGATACTATCCAAACACCTATAAAGATTTCAATAGAGCTTCATTTGGATCCTTGATGCTTGATTCTGTCTCTTATATCGGAGACATTTTATCATTCTATCTTGATTATCAAATGAATGAGACATTCTTGGATAGTGCCGTCGAATACAACAATGTTGTAAAGCTAGCCAGACAACTCGGATACAAACTTCAAACAAGCCCATCATCATATGGGAAAATGACATTTTTTATTGAGGTCCCCGCCGGTAGCTCGGGCTTAGGACCTGACCCGACACTTATCCCTGTTTTGCAGGCTGGTTCTACATTTACATCGACTGGTGGTGGATTCTACACTCTTTTAGAAGACGTTGACTTTGATAAAGAGGGCAATCAGGTGGTCGTTGGTTCTGCCGATTCCACAACAGGCGCTCCACTTACATATGTGATCAGAGCGATAGGAACCGCCGTTTCGGGGAGATCCGGAACTGAAAGCTTTACAATCGGAGGCTTTGAGAGATTTAGAAAAGTTCCTTTAGGGGTAACAAACGTATCCAATATCGTTAGCGTGACAGATTCCGAAGGCAATGAGTATTTTGAGGTTGACCATCTCTCACAGAACGTCATATACAAAGCAATAAGAAACACTACAACAACGCGGTCGACAGTGCCCAATTTACTGAAGGCTACACCGGTAGCTAGAAGGTTTGTTGTCGAGACAGTTGACAACCAGACATTTATACAATTTGGATATGGATCAGATAGTAACAAGCTCACCAATCCTGTTGTAGATCCAACAGAGGTTGTATTAAATTTAAACGGTAGAAGCTACACTACTGATGTAGACTTTGACCCCACTAAGCTTATTGACACAGACAAATTTGGCATTGGACCATCGAACACTACATTAACAGTCCGGTACCGTTTTAATACGACATCAGACGTTAACGCTGCCGTGGATACAATTACGGGCATAGCATCGTCCAACTTTAAATTCGGTAACCAAGGGGCCATATCCTTGACCAACAGAAATGCAGTTATCAACTCTTTGGAGGTGACAAATGAAGAGCAATTTGTTGGAAGTGTGTCTCTACCTTCATCCGAAGAGATACGACAAAGAGCGTTCAGTTACTTTGCGACACAGAATAGAGCGGTTACAGCACAAGATTATCAAGCTATTTGCTACGGCATGCCAGCAAAGTTTGGAATGATTAAGAGAGTTGCCATTCTAAAAGACCCAGATGAATTTAAGAGAAATGTCAACATTTATGTAATGTCAGAGAACAGCTCCGGAAAGCTGGTTGTCGCCAACACAACACTTAAAAATAATTTAAAAAATTGGATTACCCAATATAAAATGATATCTGATACGGTTGATATTTTAGATGCTGAGATTGTTAATTTTGACATTAGTTATGAAATACTAATCGATATTAATGCGAATCGATTTGATGTTATTAGCACTTGCAACCAAAGATTGGCGAATAAATTCGCTATGAAGCAGGATATCGGAGAGCCAATAAAAATCACGGATGTCTACAAAGAACTGCAAAAAGTGGATGGTGTTGTAGACGTCACGTCTGTTGATGTTGGGCTGAAGTCAGGCGGGATATATTCTGAATCCAACTACGATTTTGATGCATCCTTATCGTCGGATGGTAGGATGATTGAAGCACAGCCAAATGTCATTTTTGAACTGAAGTATCCAAATATAGATATTAAGGGATCTATTAGATAATGGCTATTTTAAGATATACGGCAAGTGCTGACAATACGATCACAAACGCTTATGAAGCCAACTTGGTGACAAGAGGTACAGGCTCCAATATGGGCTATGCAGATTCTCTTGAAGTCTTCTCAATCTATGCACAAGAGTCGGGCTCTAATGGGCAGTCTCAAGAACTTTCTAGAATTCTAATTCAATTTCCTGTGTCTTCTATCTCTGCAGACAGAACTGCCGGCACAATCCCAGCATCTGGCTCGGTATCGTTTTATCTTAAGATGTTCAACGCAGAACATCCCTTTACACTTCCGCAAGATTTTAATTTAATTGTTGCTCCCGTCTCACGCTCTTGGACAGAAGGAGCGGGACTGGACATGGATGAATATCAGGACCTTGGAGAGTCTAATTGGATGAAATCCGATTCAAGCACATCTTGGTCTAGCGTCGGAGGCGACTACTTAGCTCAAGACAATTATAACGTTAGTTTTCCACAGGGGTACGAAAATCTAGAAGTTGATGTTACAACCGTTGTAGAAAATTGGATTACCGGCGCAGCGGGAGGAGGATATAACAACTACGGCTTCGGCATTCGCCTAACTGCCTCACAGGAAGCTTATTTTTCATCATCTCTCGGTACAGACTCGGGCTCTGTAATTCAGAATACTGGAGGCGCAACCCAATCATATTACACAAAGAAATTCTTTGCTCGCTCAAGTGAGTTCTTTTTTAAGCGTCCTGTTATCGAAGCTCGCTGGGACTCTCGCACAATGGATGATAGAGAGAACTTTTTCTTCTCCTCATCACGAGCACCAGCAGCAGACAACCTGAATACTTTACAATTCTACAACTATGGAAGACGTGGTCTTAATAATGTTCCAGCTGTTGGAACAAGCGACATACTTGTTTCTTTCTACTCAAGCTCTAATGGATCCCCCACCGGCTCGAAGCTCTCCCTTCAGGGTGGTGGTAGCGTCGTCTCTACCGGCGATACAAACGCTACAGGAAGTTACGTGAGTCCTGGCATCTATTCGTGCGAAGTCGCGCTTACAGCGGCTTCTACGCCCTTACAGGAGATACACGACGTATGGCACTCTGGAGGAGTTGAATACTTTACTGGCTCATTTTTCCCAGAGCTAATGCCAACTTATGACAGCGCACCGACATTCAATAGAATCACATCTTGCAAGAATCTTAAAAAGAAATACTCAAGACAAGATACAGCAAGGTTTAGATTCTTTGTTCGTGATAGAAACTGGTCTCCAACGATTTACACAGTCGCGACTGCCAATAATCCAACGGATATTATTGAGAGCGCATCATTTAGTATTCATCGCGTAACAGACAACTTGGCCGCAATTCCATACGGTACCGGATCAGACCTTAGCACTTATTTATCATACGATAAGGAAGGAAATTTCTTTGATTTAGATATGTCTCTGTTAGAGGCTGATTATATGTATGAGATAAGGTTGTCTTATTACAACGACAGCATTGGGGACTGGCAAGAACAACCTCAGACGTTCAAATTTAGAGTTGAAGAATAATTAAAGTATGAGTTTTAAAACTTTATTCGATAAAGCCAAGAAAGTAAGCTCCCTCTCAAACAAATCATCAAAAGATATTGGTGCTGAAGTTGAGTCGGTTGGCTACCATAAAGAAGACATCATTCATGAAAAGCGTTACATTCCAAATGTAGACTTTTCAGATCCGTCTAGTTTCGCCCGTTATGGTTCTGCCGAAGAATATTACGTTCAGTCTATAGATAGAGTTAGCGAAACTTATCCTTATGATGGTTCTCTAAAAGAGAGGCTTGAATGGGAGAATGAATCGACTTACATCGATCTGCATATTCTGGATAATTTATACCCTAGAACAAACGGGTATGCAATATTCTCGGCAGATGGCTGGGGATCTTCATCAGTAACGGAAACTTACGGTCTTTCTGATGACTTAGAGTATGTGTATTTTGAGGGAGGTCCGCATCCAAACCCCAATGGGATGACCCCATATTCATTGCAGTTCACGGGGTCCAATTACTACGATGCAAGCACAAACCGCGAAAGCAATCTTAAATACGATCTTCAAGGCAATGGCGTAACAGTAGAATTTTGGCTGAATAAGAGTGAGTTCCTGACTTCCCTTACAGAGAAAGAAATAATTTTTGATCTTTGGAATGGTGAGACATACAATACCCCAACCTATGGTCGCTTAACGATTGAGCTTACTGGTGCTGCTGATGGGCAAAATCCATTTTTGATTACTGCTTTATCTGGTACAACTGGCATCACAAGGCAGACATTAACAAACGATTCTACTTTCACAACGGCATCTGTTGCTGATGGATCTTGGCACCATTATGCTGTTAGTCTTATGTCAGCCTCGGCTGGTATCGAAACAAAATTTTATATTGATGGTTCACTAAGGAGTACAATAACGCAAGGGTCGTCTGGTATTAATGAAGTTACCGGCGCCTTGCGAGCAAACCTAGCAGCTGCTGTTACGAGTCCCGCAGCGACATCTGCGCCGGCGTATTCGGGTAAATTATCTGGCTCGTTAGACGAATTTAGATACTGGAAGACCCAAAGAAGCTCCAAAGACGTAGGTAGATACTTTATCAGCCAAGTCGGAGGTGGTACAAACTCTGACCCAGAGCCCTTCACGGACACACGGGAAGATGTTAACACAAAGCTGGGTGTTTATTACAAGTTCAATGAAGGAATTACTGGGATAGCTGCGACAGACAGCGTAGTTTTGGATTACGCAGGTCGCGTCACAAATGGTGCTTGGACTGGATATGGAACAAATTCAAGAAACACGGGGTCCGCGATAGTTCTTTCCAACGCGGCAACAAAAGAATTTTTAGATCCAATTATTAGATCAAATCACCCCGATGTTGTAGCGCTTAGGGCAGGATTGGCTAGTTCTGGCTCGGTATACGATGTCAACAACAATGCTTCCATATATAATTCAATACCTGCTTGGATCACAGAAGAAGATTCAGAGGGCGAAAAGCAAGTAAAATACTTAACCCAAATCATCTCTAGCTATTTTGATACCCTCCATATTCAGACTTCTGAATTAAACAATCTAAAGAATGTTGAATATGTAAGCGGCAGTGATAAGCCATTTCCCTATTCTTATAAGAAGCTTAACGCACATGGCTTTGTATCTCCGGAGATTTTTCTTGATGCCGATGTGTTGGAAAAGTTGGCCGATAGAAGTGAAGACAGGATCTATGACAAATCTTTAAATGATATTAAAAACATCATTTACCAGAACATTTACAACAACTTAACTTACATTTACAAATCTAAGGGAACTGAGAAATCCTTTAGAAACCTGATTCGCTCATTCGGAATCGATGATGAGTTGATAAAACTCAACATGTATGCTCAGAACACTGAGTACGAATTCCGAGAGAATAGAAGAAATATTCTTGTTAACGATAAACTTGTTAACTTTAACAGCGAGACTAACAAGAGTGCTGTTGTATACTCGTTTTCATCGTCTGTAAATCCAAATTCAACTGGAGTTATCCCCGAGGCGACACAACTTACAGGTGGCTATGCTATAACGTTGGAGGCGGATGTCACTTTCCCAACAAAGCCGCTTGAATCTCAGGATGCAAATTACTTCTTTACGAATGCTATAAGTTCCTCTGTATTTGGTATTCACGGCGCCGTCGCTGACCAGACAGACACAACTTGGAACAGCACCGATGCTGTGAACTTCCAAGTGCTTTCGATTCGCGACGAGCTAAACTCTGATAATGCATACTTTATGCTTACCGGAACAGTCGGCGGATATGTACCGCAATTAACCTCATCTCTTTATGAAGACCTTTACACCGATTCCACTTGGAACCTATCAGTCAGAATAAAGCCAGAAAATTATCCTTTATCCAATTTTGTTGATGGCGCAGACACCGGGAATTACACTGTTGTGTTTGGTGGTGTTGAAGTTAGATCCGGCGAAGTTGTAAACACCTTTACAGTTTCTGGAACAGTTAACTCCCCACCAGACTCGTTTATAAGTGGCTCTAGAAGAGTTTTCCTCGGCGCCCACAGAACAAATGTCACCGGAGCAATCTTACAAACTTCTGATGTAAAGATTAACTCTTGTAGGTTCTGGCTGGATTACGTTGAGGACAAGGCTCTACGCGAGCACGCACTTGACACAGAAAACCACGGTGCGCTACGCCCAAGCTTGTATGCTTTCCCATGGGATACTGATGCGACGTATGGCGAAGTATCCAAATTAGATACGCTGGCATTTAACTGGGAGTTCAGTGAGAACACGGGCTCAAATGCATCTGGTGAGTTCACAGTACAAGATGAGTCTTCAGGATCAGCAACTTTGGCTTCAACAAGATTCGGTTGGATTGGCGATGTAGTTAATCAGCAGGTAACTGCAAAAGCATTTGGATTTGAACCATCATCTACATCAGCCATCAAAAAGGACTTTATTGTTGCGGCCCGACTGAACGAACTGGAGACAATTGCGCCGTCCGAAACAGTGCAAGTTCTAAGTGCTCAAGATCAAAAGGAATTCAAGATTGATTCCCGACCAATAAACTACTTCTTTGCTTTCGAAAAGAGCATGAGCAAAGTTATTTCCGAAGAGATGATTAATGCATTCGGAAGCCTTAAAGACTTTAATAACTTAATTGGCGAGGGAGTCAACAGATACCGTGATGAATATAAAGCTCTTAAGTTTGTAAGACAGAAGTTCTTTGAGAAGGTTGGAAATGATGAGATTGATTTTGATCGTTTCTACGAGTTCTATAAATGGTTTGATTCATCACTATCGTTTATGTTGGGGCAGCTTGTCCCAGCATCGGCAGAGTTTGCCGACAATGTTCGAACAGTTGTAGAAAGCCATGCTTTAGAGAGAAGCAAGTACAGAAATGTTTTCCCGTTTATTGATAGTGAAAAGTCGGTTTTCGAAGCAACAGCATCATCAAATGTAGATTACGGAGAAGCTATTTCATCACCAGATGATGATCCGCAGGGAACGGGCTTCTATCCTGCTCATGCGCCTAGAAGAAGAGCGGTGGGATTGACACCACGGGATTTGGTGAAAAAGTGGAAGTACGTTCACGCACCCGAAGATGGAGATCAAAAGAAAAACTATCTTTGGTGGAAGAACAAAGCCGAAAGAGACAATCCTACAATTACCGAAAACAGCGCTGTAGACAACTCCAGAGGAGCAATACTGTCTGTTATCGAGCAAGTATCCATTAGAGAGAATAACAGACCATATCGCTTCTCTGTCGGAGGAACGAAAGTCTTAGGCGGCGTCGGACAACATCAAAACAAGGATGTTAATTTTGTTTTCCAAGCAACCCAGCCGTATGGTCCAACCATCACGGCGACTAATATTCCAATTAACATCATGCTGTCGTTCGATACAGAAGTGGAAAGGCTGCTAGATACAGAAGACGAATTCTTCCCAACATATAAGCAAAGATTGGGATTTGGGTTAGACCCCGATATCAACAGAAGTAACAATAGTAAACTGAAGATGAATGGTAATAAGTTGGCTCCGTTCAGCTTATATGAGACATCAGAGCAAACAACTTTTAATGCTACAATTTCTAGTTCCTATAAGCCGGGTGTTACTGTCACCAACCTACACCATGATTTTGTTGTGGACACTGATATAACCGCCCAGAGTCCATTCACAGAGAAGTTTGTTGGTGGTAGATATTACCGACATACGGAAATCAACGATGGCACCGACACAAGAGAAACTAGGGCAGAAGGTTTTCGTTTAGCACTTGGTCTCAACTCAGCAAGCTCTAACATCCCTGTAGGCGCTTCTGGTGCTCTTGGTATTATTCCTCCAAACTACCCGTTCCTTGATTCGCCATCAGGCTCAGCGCCACATGGATGGCTTCCAGAACTTCCTACAGCACAGCGCTTCCGCGATGAAACAGCAAAGCGTCCTGTGAACATAAAGAACATTTTGATGACGACTGCTTCGGTTGGAACACGCCTTTCGGGAACAATTGTTCACAACCAAATCGGTAACTATCAAAAGAATTATCAAGTTGTACAGACATCTGGCCGTTCTATTAACGACCCATTCTTCCAAGATCAGTCATTTAGTTTCGCACCAAATCCAGAAACACTTGCGACAAGAGGACGTTTTCCTCTTGTGGAAGACTCAACAGAAAATACTGGTGGTGATTTGGATTACCAGTTACCTAATCGAGTTGGCGCGAATTCTAACAAGACAGTATTTGTTAACTTATTTTCGTCCCCCGGATCGTATGAAGTTATGTCTAGGGGCTACAGAGATCCCGCACACGAAGAGCTATCTGTCTATAATGCTTTGCCATATCGTAATCTTGGCATTATTAATAGAGGGCTATCAGGCTCCAATACAGATAATACTCTAACAGGATCAATTAGAGTTGATGATCATATCGGAAAGCCCCGAGGTTTAAATCAGTTAGCGACTTTGCACGCCGGCGCTTTTGGTCATGACCCTGTTTTTGGTTCGGTGCCTGAATTAACATATATAACAACGCCTTCTTGGCACAAGACAAATAGAAATGCAAAGACAAGAGTTGTAGAAGGTGGATTAAACGAGTCGGTGTTCGATAACTTATTTGTGCAGCATGCAATCCCGCGCTCTACGCAGCAGTATTCCTGGGTTACGGCGTCATTAGATTACGGATTGACAATCTACGGACTCCAGGCGCCAACCTGCTATAGCGCTAGCGCACTGTCGGAATTAATTATAACTGGCTCTGATTATGAAGATCTTACTTTTGTTGGTCTTAACACGGCTATTGTTGATCCTTTGACAGCTTCATCACATATTCTAGGGTTTCCTCTGGCGGCTAATGCTAGTGCTTCTTACAACAATGATGATTATTGGGAGCCTCCTTCACTAGACACAGGCGCAGATTACTTTAATTTTGTAATTACAACCAGAAATGGTCCATGGGGCTACCCAACTTGGAAGCAAATTAGAACCGGTGAAACAAAGGTTGCGAGAAAGCTTCGCGAAACAAATCAGATTGGATTGGTTACAACACCTCCACAAGTTCCTGTTTTGGCGGCGGGGGGAGCAGCATATCAATATGTTCAACCATTAAGACCTAATAGTTTTGTTGATTATACGGAGCAACCAATTAGCTCTCGTTATTCGCCAACGTCAGTTTTGTTGGAAGACAACTCAGAGGACTCTGATCCACTAAACGATATTTCTTTGAAAGTAACTTATGGTAATGAGTTGGATTTATTTTCCAATGAATCTTTAAACAATAGATTAAACATCCCAGTTCCTGATTTAACAAATAATACATTAAACAGAGTATTTGATTATGTGGTTGGAAGTAACCTAAGCACCATCATTGATTACGAAGAGAGAATATATCCAGCAGAAATAAATGCTTATAAGAACTCTGTTAGAAGAAGAACAGAATTTTCTATCACAAATATATGGGATAATGATCGCACAAATCGCTCTACTACATACGGCGGTAATGATAACTCGCAGGGTGTGAATATTGAAAGTTCTTCTATATGGCCTCTAGACGGGCACCTTGACTTTGCTACTACGCAATCTGTAGAGGTAAGGGATGGCGCTGGTGAATTGCTGAACTCATACTCAAGGTTTGCTCAGACTTCTGCAAATATAAGACCGGCTGTTACATACGCACAGAGAGTGCCGGCTGGATCCTCTTCTGCGGGGGGAGATAAGGTTTTTGCCGGAGATGCTTTGTGGGAAGCCGGAACTCAGTCGGGCAAAACTCCTTACGAGAGTTATGACTCTTATTCACAATACATTGCATTAGTAGGTAAGGATTATTCTATTGTTCCAGAATTTAGGATTAGCGAGTTGTTTGAAACTTATATTGAGGACAACGGTGGCGACTTCCTAGCAGAAATTAATAATACTTTTAACTTAACTGGAGCATCTATTACAGATTCAAGCGTTGATGATTTTTATAGAGTATATTCTAATTCAGATTTTATGAAGTATTTCTCTGTTGTAGATGATAGTTTAAACGATCAAAGGTCAGGAGACCTAAAAATTCAGAGAGATAAAGCAGCAATCCGCTGTAATGCCATCACTAAATTCTTGCCATATAAGGGATTCTATCCTGCCGAAAGAGTTGTGGAATTGGGAACATTATTCTCTCAATCCTACGGACCGCAAATTCTTGCAAAGCTGGGTGGCACCGTCACGCAACAGCAGGCTTATAGAGTTCTGCTGGAGCCAATGATGTCTCCGGGAATTTTATGTAATACAATTAAATCTGGTATTGCTGTTAGTTACCCTGTTCTAGTCAACACTGCCTCAAATGCCGACGATGCGGCTGGTAATGCTAGTTTGTTAGCTGACAGGCGAGTTGATGGTACAAATACAACGCTATTCGAAGGCGTGGTTAAATACCCGAAAGTTCTAATACAATATGCTTTAAGCAACGGAGAAATGACTAGGCCAGAGGCTAGTGGTTCAACTAACGAAGTCCTACCATTTGAAACAATATACCGCCCTGAAAATTACTTAACTCCAGAGTATTTAACCGGCTCCGGTGCTATTTTTGATAGCGGGGTTGATAATAATTCACTGCTTGATACGAGCGCCGGCCCATTATACGTTAAGTTTGTGGATGGCAAGAAGCTTTATCGTCATGCGATTGATAACTTTTTATGTGCCACAACAGAGTTTTTCACAAACTCGCCAGCTGCTTTTGTGTCTAATCGCGAGGATCAGTTTAATCATGTAACAAGCGGTTCTACATATGACATGGAAGTTGAACTTTATAGAACTCGACGCGCCCACAACGGAGAAATCGTTGTTGATACCTCCTCTTTTGACATGTACGTTCGAGAGTCCGCATTCGGTAACCCGCTATCTCCGTCCGGAGTCTATGCCGGTCAAGCTACATTTGATCATGTGACGCCTCCTTATTTCTCTGGCTCTGCAAAGGCAACAATAACATACACTCCGACCACTACAGGAAAGCCAACACTAGATGACATTCTAGCAAACTCAACCTTTGCATATAGTCGTGATGTGAGTGGATCATCTCCATCGGACTTTAGAATGAATGTGGATTCATGCTTAAATCTCACAGACTATTTTGCATCTGTTCCGGCTGGAACAAATTCGCAATCTAAATCATGGCTAATTCAAAGCAAGTTTGAAACACCAGTCCTGAACTTTGCTGGCATTGTGCCAACTAACACAACATCTAGTTTGGTTGATTCGGGCGTCTCTACGGCAGAACAATTGAAAACCGGAGGAATGTGGCACCTGTATGGAAACCTGCCAAATAATTCTAGAGAAGGAATTTTCATTACCCTGAAGGATACAAAGTCTAATCTTTCATTAGCAGACGTTTGTGGGTTTGACACAGGAGTCCCACAAAGAGTGGGAGAAGTAAGAGAAGCTGGTTTGCTGGAAGAGGCAGTTGTGGCTGTGCCATTCATAGAGACAAGCAACAGAAGAAAATTCTTCACAATGTCCAAAGAAGAGTCACAACATAGAGTTGTCGCATCAGGACTACAAAAGTATGTTTTCCCGCCAAGGTTTGATTTTGTTACCAACAAATCAGTTAAGCCAATATTGATGTACATGTTTGAATTTAGTGCCAAGGTAACCAAACAAGACATAGCGGATATGTGGCAGAACCTACCTCCAGATATTAGTGAAAAGTTTGAACAAAAAGAAGCTATAATTGATGATGACAGAATTCTAGAACTTCTAGCCACAAAGTCAAACGAAATTAAATGGATGGTATTCAAAGTCAAGAAGCGCGCCAGCAAGTCTTACGAGAAGTTTAGAAGATCTCTCGTCACAGACGATACAAGCGCCATTCCGGATAGCATTGGTAATTACTCATACAACTGGCCATACGATTACTTCTCTCTTGTAGAACTAGTTAAGATTGATGAAACAATAAGGTATTCCTCTGTAGACCTAACAGATAAGCCAGACAGCAAGGTTGAGATAGTAGGAAATGTTAATGTCCAGGGTGTTCCGGGTAGCCCACCTCCCGTGATCACACTGCCAGAGGGATCTGAAGGATAATAAATGAGCTTTTTTGACAAAAAAGAAGAAGTCATAGAAATGAAGTTGACTGAGTATGGTAAAAGAAAGCTTGAGCTTGGTCGCCTAAATCCAACTTTTTACGCGTTCTTTGACGATGATATTCTGTACAATACAGAAGCAGCCGGATTCACGGAGGCGCAGAATGATGCAGACAGAAGAATTCGTTTTGATACGCCTTCTCTTAGGGTCCAAAAAAGCACGACAGGTGCAGAAACAAGAGTTAACCAGTTTTTGGATGATGTTTCTGATCAACTACAAGAGAAGACTGGTAGTGCCGGGCAATATCTTATTTCTGAAAATTCTGTTGCATTTGTTAATGCTTTTCAAGACACGCCACAGTTTGCGCAAAAGTTTTTCTTAGGATCGGATCCCCTCGGAACAAGTGATTTAAAAACTCAGTATGCTCCAGCATGGCATATTAACGCCCTAGCAGGAGAGATAAGCTCTAGCCAGTATTATCAAACCGTCAACCTTACATCAAGCAATACGAGTCTTGCAAATGGAATTGTTAGAAACATTCCACAATTAGATATTACAATTGACTATAAAACTTTCTATTCATCAGACAATGAAATAGATGATCTTACGGGCGAAGCAGCAGAAAAAATTGTTAGGCTGACTCAAGATAATGATGCTGGTGTAGCATTATACATGCAAGAAAATTATTTAGTTTTAGATATTGTTGAAAGAAACTCGGACAACTTAAAAGAGAATTTTGAAATAGAAGTGTTTCTCTCGGGCTCGGATGGAACTTATTCCAAAAAGACTTTCTTAACAGAGCAAGATTTAGCTGTTGGTATGGACGACCAAAAAGTTGAATATTATGCAAACATACTTGTTGATACTGAGATGCCAAACGAGGCTATCAGCAGGCTAAATATACAAGAAAGCACACTTAAGGGTACAATCGCCAGAACACAGCTTTCTAGAAACCTATATACTTCTGATAATGAGGAGCCTTGCTAATGTTGAATGTATCACCCGCGGTCTTCAATTCTAGGTTACCGGTACCGCTTATTAAAGAAATAAGAATTATCCCTGTGGAGCAAGAGCAGATAAAGCAGTTTAACTTTATTGTTGATGTAGTTGTTAGTACAACAAACGATAGTTATGATAATGCTTTTAATTTAAATGTTAGCGCTATAACATCTAGGAGGGAGGAAGACCGCCTTAAGATACCACAGATCTTGATAGGCTATGCTAAAGCTTCCTCCCCATTAATTAAAAATGTTAAAGTTGATAACTTAGTCAAGAATATCTCGCGACAGTATTTTAATAAAGACGCAGATTCAACTTTATATTCAAAAGTTGTTAGTGTTCCCTTCAGCTTGGAAACGGTAAATGATATAAGGCATCTTTCAATTTTGTGCTTTACAAACAGCATAAGTAAAAGGCAAGATTCTAACGTCCCATACAATATGGCGGCTCAAACAGTAAGCACCAGTCGACCAATTCTGGAAAAAGTATTTAGGCGAGGTTCAATTAGCAGACAATCAGCTGTATATAAAATGCTTAATACAGTAGCAGATTATGGGAAGGAAGGAGATGTATGGGTTGGTCCGGTTCATTTTCATCCAGGCAGTGGTTTAATGGCAGAGGCACAACATGTTGATCGTCCTCATCCTCGTCTCAGCATGATTATGCTGCCAAACCAGAAGATAAAAGACTATAGAACTAGAGTAGTTAATGACTTTATAAATTTGCGCCGCCCCATGGAGGCATCAGGGGATTATCTTTCAAAAGTATACTACTCTAGATCCAAAGATGGTTCTGTAAAAATACACACAAATTTTAGTCTTCTTAGATATTTGAGGCACAATGCCCAACTATCTCACTTGCTAGACAATAACGAGAGTCTTTTATCTACCGCTGAATTATTAGATATTAAGGTTTACAGAACCTCTGTAGGTAAAACAAATTATGGTAATTTTTTAACACCTGACAAGATTAGCGATTCTGACTGTGTTGATGAAACCGCGTCGAAGAGGTTGATTGGTACCTTGGCAGATGGAGCAGTACAAATTATCAAACCAAATCCTACTACAACAGACAATAATCATTTGTCTTTGCTAATAGTTGATAGTCAAATGACTAACGAGTCGGAGGGCTTATATCATTACGACATTGAAATAGAGATTAATGATAACTCCGCGAAGGTCATTTCAGAGTTAACAGAGCAACTAAGAAATGCTCTGGTCGAAGCACAATACTATGACTTGAAAGTCAACAACTATGATAAAAAAGTTAAGGATTATGATTTTAATACGCTAGCTAGAGAGCAGCAACTTAAAACAGACAAATCTTGGAAAAAGTCTTTAGAACTATACATCTCGGCCTTACGATTTATGTTTGGTAATTCGGTAGGCAATATTCCAACTACCTTGGTAGCGAGAAACATGCTGGCGTTTGCAAATCCTTACTCGGTAACACCAGAGTCGCTGAGTGAATTTAGCAATATTTTAAATGGCTTTATAGAAATATTAGATAAAAATATTCAAAAATCTACTGGCAACATACACAAAAACCAAAACTTTAATTCTAAGATTGCTGGTTCCAATCCTTTGGTTAAGAAGCTAAAATTTGTTTCCGATATAAAAGAAACCTATCTTAATCAGTTGACAAAAAACAATGGCTTTGATTATTTTGGAGAGTTTATTGCGTCGTCTAATGCAGGATTAGGTCAAATAAGTTTCCGACAATATGAATTAAGAATTGACAAAGAAGTTCAAAAATATGACGTTTCATCTCCCAATCAAATAGGCATTAACAAGTATGGCTTTTTATCACCTAGAATTATCTCAACAAATACAGTATCGATAGAGACTGCAAAAAACATGGATTTTAATCAGTCCTTGGACCTTTTGAGTGCAAACGAAAATAAGTCTACAATGTCTAAGAACTTTAAAGCCAATCCTACAATAGAAACGGCAAAACTTGATTCAATGAATTTTCTTCTGGGACAGTCAGGGCTTCAGTTTGAGCCCAAGTTAACAAGTCTTAAAAAGATTCGTAACAGTGTTCCTGGCAAAACAGCTGAAGTTATAGACTCCTCGGAGTATTTGTCTGATTCAAGTCCGTTTGTTAAAACGGGACGAGATGCAAGGACGGCAGTATCAGGAAGTGAGCTTATAAAGTTCAAGAATAGTATTAGAGAAAATACAAAGTTTGCGGATAATCCTTTGCTTAGGAGAATATTGGAAGCTAAAGCAACGTCGTTTAGAGCCGTCCAAGCGTCGGATATTGAATTAATATCTGGTTCTTTAGCAGCTACTCAATTACAAAGTGTTCCTGAGAGTATACAAGAGCTTAACAGCCTGGAGCAAAACATCAATTTTAATTCAGTTGTAAGAGTGGAATATTCAACGGGCATAGGCGACCAGTGGCTTCCACTGAATAATCAGAGCTACCAAACAATTAAAAATGCAAATGGCGCCATAGTATGTCGGATATCACAACAGAATAAAGTTCTTAATGTCGAGAACAGATTTTATTTAGAGGGTTATGATCAGCTGTTTATTCTGGGTGATACCGCTGGGCAAGCAGCAAATAGTCGTCCTACATCTGATCAGCTAATAGATTCTATCAAGAAAGATGTTAAAAAACTATTTACTGAAACTCTTAACTATAAGAGCGCTGGCGGTGGAGTAATGTCAGAATATCTTTCAAGTCCAGTAACATCCAGGGATTTAGCTGCGAGGGCACCCCGCCGCTCCAGTCGTAGACAGAGGACAACCACGACAGCACGAACTACAGGCGGAACAACTAGTGGAGGGGGCAGTTACTAAAAATGTCAATAGGTTTTAAAGTATATGAAGCTGTAAATGCAAATTTGCTCGGTCTAAATAAAGACGAGCGAAAATCTGGAGATTATCAGTTACATCCCTTAATCAGAGATGACTGGAGGTCAGTTGATAAATATAGAGATCTGCAGGGCAACGTTCCGGCTTTTACAACCAATCAAGATGGTGATTTAATAGTTGAAGAACGTGTGGCTGTTGTAGGATCGACGTTCTTTAGACCTTTCGGAGGCCCGAACAGTGCTTATACCCAGATCGACGGGTCGAGCCCTAGTGAGACAATAACCATAAAACTGAGAGCAGAAAACTATTTTGCGAATACGGATTGGAATGAGGGGAACATTAATGGAATCCAAGATCTGAATGATCTTTTGGAGCAAAATAACCCCGGTGGCGACTTTGCAGGCATTCCCTATTTTGAAAAGTTCTTTCATGTTAACAACCCTAATCTCTCGGAACCTTATGGGCTGCTGACAACAGACCCGAGAATGGCTGGCGCCACCAGAAATATTAAGCCCATAATGCAGCAAGATTGGACAGCTGGCTTGAGTGCTAGTAATCCTATTTTTAATCATAAGTTTAATTATCGCTATTATGATCGAACAATGCAGGGTTCCACGTACGATATAGAAGTGGAGTCTACATATAATCTATTTTTAGATACGGATCCTGACTATGAGGCTGCTATAGCTGATGTGCCAGAAGCCACAATACCCAACTTCTACCATATTGAGATCTCTACTGGCATTGTTCAGAATAATCCAAACGGACTGGTTCCGCCGGCATACAAACTGTTTGATATTAATAATGAAGATTACAGTCAGCTATTAGCAGGAAGCTTAAGCGGGTCGGATATAACCGAAGACCAAACCAATTCACAAGGATTTCTACAATTTTACGCAAATAACGTAAGTAACATATCTGAAGATTATAAGACTGATTTTGGAAACGTTGCAGTTTTATCACACGATGTGGCCGATGGAATTCTAAGTGCCATCAATGGCACAATAAGAGATGACAGAGGCACCACCACTGAGCAGGACGATTTCTATGCTATTGAAACCTATCCGTTTTACAACAAGATAACAATCCCGTATGCAAATCAATGGGACACGGGCAATAATATAATAGAGACGCTAATTGGCGCCCCCGGCCTCGACCTTGAATGGACTCAGAATTTCATTACTTTATTAGAATTATTAATTATTGAGAAATACAAAGGGTCTAATACGCCCTCTACTTCTCTACCTTTTGTGATATACGATACCGATGATGGAAATAAAGTTGTTTCTCAAAGTCAAAATGTTGACTTGGCGATAAGAGTGGAAGATGTGTTAAATGCTTTGATTGCTTTGATAAATCAAGATACAAGCAACAGCCTTTACCAAGATATAGACGATATTTTTTCAACTGAAAACGGAATCGGAATCGAGAATTATCTTACTGGCGAAGTTCCTCCTCGTGGCGCTCGTAGCGGCGCCTCGTTTATACAGAATTACGGCGATCCAAGTGCAGCTGATAGCTTTTTTAATAGCTTTTCTAACTGGTATACTAATCTCGATCTTGATCAATTGAATGCCGCTAAAAACATCTTTGGCTCATTTAGACTCGGCGGAAACGGAACAACAGGAGAATTCCGAAGAATTTATCAATCCAGACCGGCGACATCAAACCACTCAGATACACCCATTATGTATATGGTTGAGAAAAGGGTGATACCAGTGGGACAGTTATCAGTTGATGCAAATGATTCTAGCACAGTGGTGCAACGGTTCTTCTTTGGTAGAGACATAGCATCTGCCCCGGGTCAAGAAAAAGGAATTACTTACTACGACACTCAGATCAAGTATGGTGTTCGGTACCAATACGATATCAAGCAAATTAGATTGGTTGTTGGAGAGCGATACTACTATCATGACTATGCATCGATCACCAACTCTGGCTCTGTCCATCAGGGTCGTGCCATAGGCAATGCTCTAGGGTTCTATGCGGAAGAGAGCATTGGTATTACTTCAACCCAAACATTCCAAATTGCTAACAATTTGGAAGGATTTAGTTACTTACCTGAGAATGAGGAGACTCCGTTCATTCCAGTGACCGGTGCCCATCAAGGATATTACGTCTATAAAATCCCAGTACTTGCCGAGATTGGTAGCACCGTTGCCGACATAAATGATATCTTTTTTGATGGATTAAGCCCGAATTTGTTTAACGAGACCGTCAGCCCAACTTGGGGTATATCCCCAGACGCATTTGACTTGAACTTGCTTTTAATACAGATCAGAGGTGGCGACGGTTTTGATGGAAACTTTTCCGGCGGCGCGATTGGTGTGGCAGATGTTGGGGAGCTTCCTCAGTCCACCACGGACCAGCTATCGGGAGAAAACCCCGTTGCCCTCACCCTGCCTGATGGCGACGACATTCCAGTTCAACAAATGACCGGACAAGCAGCCCAAACAGTACAACAACAGGCGACATCCGCAATGGAAGCTGTGATAGCATCACAAATATCATCCGGTCAGATACAGACAGGTCAGGTGAGTATCCCTGGACTCACCAACCTCCCGGGGAATCCTGGCGGCCCATCTGCTTCTGGTGGATTTGGGGGCAATATACCGAATATCAGCAACTTATCACTTAATCCATCAGATCCGTTGAGTAGTAATGTCACTAGCTTGCCTCCGGGAGCAGGGCTACAACAGGATGTTCTTCAAAATGCTGGTATTAATACGGAGCAGAGTGTTGATCAGGGTGTTGCTAGTAATATTCAAGACCGGATAATCAATTTCAGAAATAATGGTTATTTAGGTCGATAGAGAGTAATAAATTATGACTACGTTAACAAACTGGTGGCTTGACTTTGATGAGGTGTACAATAATGGAAGTACGGTCCAATATTCTTATGGTCCATTTGAATATGACTTAAATGGAGATATCAGCGTTCAGCAGTTTTTGGACGACATTAATAATAGATTTGTAGGCCGCGCGCTTACTGGGTTCCTCGACTGGCCAACATATGAAATAAGTGCTCAAATTTTAGGAGGGTATTACAACAATGACGCTCCAAAAAACAACTTCGCGGTAAAATACACGATCACTGCTGCTGACCCTGGAAATCAGTTTGGTGGACTAAGTGAATATAAGATAGCGTTCAGAAGTGGACCACACGGTTCGAACGTTCCTGTTTATATAAATGATGCCCCTGTTCCTCGCGGCGAGATTACCATCAAGTCAGACATGGATACAAGAGCGGCAGTTATCCCATATTCAACACATATTAATACTATTTTAGATAACCCGCCTGTTCCGCCAGACTTCAGAATTGTTCCGTTCAGTGGCGTAAGTAATCGTTTGCTATTGTTGCTCAATTCTAGCACTGGTGAATTTGATGCAACTCCGGTTTTGATTAAAGAAAACGATCTAGAGGCGGTTGTAAATCAGTATGTTGCACAGACAAACAACCCCATTACTCTTGAGGATGCTCGGGAACAGATTAACAATAGAACTTTAAAAATAACCTACAAGAACGATGACCCGATCGACAGATACGAAATTTTTAGAACAACGACAAAACCAGAGTCATATGCAGACTTTGCGTTATCGGCTGCACCATACAAAACAATTAGCGGCAGAATAACAATGGATAAAAGAGCATCCGGTGCTCACTTGATTGATGATATTCAACCTAATACAAAATATTATTATTGTGTTCGAGCAATAGACGTTCATAATAATTTCTCAAACCCAACGCACGTTTTTGAGGCTGAGTTGGTTGACAACGAAGGACAAGTCTATTTGATTCTAAAGACTATTTATTTTGAAGAAAAAATAGAAAGAACTGAAACAAAGCCCGGAAGAAGGTATATTTATATTGAGCCTTCGTTACGTAACTTGGTCTACGATGATTCGATTAGTTCGGATCAAGCATCCAACCAAGCGCCCTCTAGTAACATTCTTGGACCCGCTGGGGACGCCGATTGTTGGGATAAAACATTGAAAATTAGAGTAACAAGTAAAAAGACAGGCAAGAAAGTAGACTTAAACGTTACATTCAAAAATACTGGAGTTGTAACTCCATAGGATTTATTTAAAACAAACAACTATTTAAATAACGAGAGGTAAACACATGGGATTTCTAGACAATTCAGGCGACATTATATTGGACGCCGTACTAACAGACACAGGCAGGATGCGCTTGGCAAAGGGCGATGGCACCTTTAGGATTTCGAAATTTGCTTTAGGCGATGACGAAATCGATTACGGACTATACGATAAGAACAACGCTAGCGGATCTGCATATTATGACATCACAATTCTTCAGTCTCCGGTTTTAGAAGCTTTTACCAACAACACCTCTCTGATGAAGTCAAAGCTTTTAACTGTTAACAGAAACGATTTACTTTACCTACCGGTAGTTAAGTTATTCACAACAGCAGGACAGGGCTCAGCGAAGCACTCTTCTGGAACGTTCGTCATCCCGGTAGATAAAACTACAATTGACAACCTAGGGACTCTGTCAGAGGGTATTCTAAATGGCTATAAGCCAAACGACGACGTTTCGCACATCGCCACCGATCAGGGACTAGACACCACGGAGGTTTCTAACGAAGAGACACTAGCGAGAGATTTGATTGAAACACAGTACATTGTAGAGTTGGACAATCGATTGGGACAAATTTTCCCACCTCCATCAGCGCCGGGTTCTACCAACACAAGACTAACTACTGATACAGCGATTCCGGGAGCTACACCATCCTTTATCGATGATGACAATATTGCTTCATACTTCTTTAATCTGACTGCTGGAACAGGCTATGTAACAAACTTAGGTGGAACAACCGAATCTTCTGTCGCCGGTCCAAGAGGAACCAGATTCCAGTTTAGAATTGGCTCGTCTTTGGATTTGAGAACCAGTGATTTTCTTTTCACCCAGATTGGAACATTGGCTACCACAAATCTCTCCAACCCATCAGGGAACGACTTGTCGGCAAATCAGTGGAGATTTATTGACTCAACTGTTCGCGTAACAGGTGTTAACACAGGGTATCGTGTAGATGTCCCAATTAGATTTGTTAAATCGGTATAGGAATAAAAAATGGCTACTACTTTCAAAACTTTAAATGCAAAAGACGTAATTTCTACGAGGAATCTTCTTCATGAGGCCATTCCTATTACCGGACAGATTGTGTCTGGAACTTACAGTGATCTAAATATTAAAAACTTTTCTCACGGGATCTTCCAGTCAGTTTACGATTATCCTTACCTTAGCTCCTCAGCGAACCATATTTTTGATCTAACGGCTGGCTATGCAGCCACTTCTTCTTTGGCCGGCGCCGGCAATGTGCAGAATGCCAAAAAGATTAACATTTATAATCAGATGGCTCAAGTATTGGTCGGGTTTGATGAGAACAATGATATTAGACGATTCGATGAAGATGGAAACCTAACAGATGGCGGTACAAAAATTGATGAAGCTTACTTCTTTAACTTTACTCGACTTCTCACAAAGGATGAGGTAAAGAAAGGATCGTTCACACTTGAGCTTGGAGTTAATGCGACATACGGCAGCCCCTTCTCATCCCGAGTTACTCTTAAGGATAGCGATGGAACGACATCATACAAGGTAAACTCTCCTGCGGGCGAGTACGGAATCTTGTATGTTTCTAACAGTGCCGGCACCCCATTGAATGGAATCACTGGCTCCACGCAGCAACCCGCAGGTTTGATTTATTATCAGGCTGGTGTTGCAGTTATTACCGGTTCTGTTTTTGGTTCCTTGCTTAGCTCATCTGTACAAATGAATTCTGCAGGTGATGATGTTAACGACATCTTGACTGGCTCGGCAATCTCAGGAAACTGTGATGATATAAGACATAGAGTTTACGATCTTTCGTTTAACAACTCTGTCGAACTAAATTCAACAGTATATTTCTGTAGAGCAAACCACAATGAGTTTAACTATTCTGCGAACCCAACGTACTTAAGTGCTAGTAAGCTAGTTGTTAAGAATGATTCTGCGGACGTTCCAGTATCTTATGCTACCACCGTTGGTTTATACTCGCCAGATAACGAATTGTTGGCCGTTGCTAAGTTGTCAGAGCCTCTTAAGAAAGATCCGACGACAGAGTTTACAGTTCGCGTAAGACTAGATTACTAATAATGTTATGGGCGTTAAATGTCTTTTTACAAGTTTAACAGGAATGATGTATTCACCAATACACTAAAATTATATCCAGAAGTTAAATTTGTAATTTATAGTGGCTCGGCTTACTACAACAATACGCCTAATATCTCTGGAGCGTTTGCGAATCCAATTAGGCTTACAGACGCCGGTAACGTTTCCTTATATGAGTTAAATGTCGACCGTGCTGAGTCTTCTACCGGAAGGACAATTGGCCCAGATGGTATTGAAGATCGCGGAATTATATATCCTTGGATTGTTAAAGACGGTTCCCGACTAAACTTTAGAACAAGTACATCTGAAGCTTTTAATTTAAAAAATCCTGGCGACATCATTACTGGCAGTCTGTATCCTTACACAGCCTCGATATCTAAAGAGTATTATTCCGCGACGGACGCTAGGTTTGTTGCAGCCGTCATAAGCCAGTCAGTAACAGGACCTACAATCACAAGCAACGGATCTGTCTCAAATCTCCGCGCTCTTAAGAATACCATCAATTATTACAGAAACATATCTCCTCATTTTGAGTATTCTTCTTCTGCTGATTCGGTAACTGCCGGAATACACAATAGAGATTTTGATAGCTCTTCATTGGGTTTGGTTTCTATGCCAAGCATATTCTATGGTAGCCAAATAAAGAAGGGCTCTGTAAATCTAGAGTTTTACTACACCGGGTCTCTTATCGCCCGCGCGCAGGATATCAGAAGAAACGGAGAATTAGTACAGACCTACGGAACCTCCTCTTTGTCAGGTTCGGTAATTGGCTTGGTTTTGTACAATGAAGGGTTCGTAATTCTAACAAGTTCAGTAGATCTCTCGGTAAATCAGGATTATTATACTAGCTCAGTTGGTTTAAGCACTACAAACTGGACTTACTTTGGGCAATCCATTTCTGGTTCCATAATAGCGCCTAACTCTTCATTTAACATGATAATGAGTGGCACAACCAATACGCAAGTAATTACAATGTTTGCAAACGCCCCTAAAGGCGAACTAAACCACTCCAATAATCCATCGTTCTTAACTAACGGCGCCGAGACTCTAATTTCAACTGGCTCATTTGGATATATTGAAAGTGATACTATTGAAGTCAAAAACATCGTTAGCTCTTCGTATCCCGACCCGACCGGATCGTTCGAGAAAACAACATACATCTCAAAGGTCGGTATCTATGACGACGAGAAGAACTTGATTGGTATAGCTAAGGTTGCAACTCCTGTAAAGAAAACCGCTGAACGCGACTTCACATTTAAGATCAAGCTTGACATCTGATATCATTCGGATATGATCTGCGGACTTGACATCTCAACCAGTATTACTGGCTTAACAATATTAGACCCCGAAACTGGCGACATTCTTTACTGCGACCATGTTGATATGCGCAAAGAAAAGAACTTCTTTAAGAAAGCTGAAATGATTGAGAAGAAGCTTGATTATATCTCATATCGTTTTCACGTAAGCAAAGTTTACATAGAGCAATCGCTTCAATCATTCCGTTCAGGGTTCTCATCAGCACAAACGCTTTCGCTTTTATCAAAGATCAATGGTATAGTTTCTTGGCAATGTTATAAGATCTTTGGCTTACAACCTCAATATCTCGCAGCCATATCTGCTAGAAAGTTGGTCGGCATCAAAGTTCCGAAGGGTCAAAAAGCAAAAGAAGTCGTTATGAAGTTTGTTATTGACAACGTGGAAGACTTTACTGTAGAGTATACCCGTCACGGCAATCCAAAGCCCGGTTATGCTGACCGCGCCGACAGTTACGTGATAGCAAAAGCGGGGTATATAAATGAAAGACAAGAAGCTCAAAATCCTAACTAATGTTCTCGGAGCATCTTATCGCTCGAACAATGAGTTTCTTTTTCACTGTCCTTATTGTAATCATCATAAAAAGAAAATGTCTATCAACATTGATAAGGGATATTTCAAATGTTGGACGTGTGATACACGAGGTAAAAATCTTTACAGGATAATACGGAAGTATGGAACCCACAATCACAAGTCTCAATGGCGTGATATCACAGGCACCGTTGATTATGAGAAGCTTGAAGATCTTTTTGCCGAGAAAGTAGAAGAAAAACAAATACTTGATATGCCCGAAGGTTTTGTATCTTTGGCGAATAAAGATATTCCACCTACCGGATTTGCTGCCCGAAACTATCTACGAAAGCGCGGTATCACAAAGCAAGATATTGTTTGGTGGAAGATGGGCTATTGTAGTAGTGGAGAGTATGAAGGTCGCGTTGTGATTCCTTCGTTCGATGATGAAGGCGATCTAAACTACTTTATCTCTCGATCCTATGACAAGAAAGCGTATCCAAAGTATAAGAACCCGCCAGCAAGCAAGAACATTATATTCAACGATTTGTTTATGGATTGGAGTTCGGACATTATTTTGGTGGAGGGGGTGTTTGATGCTGTGGTTGCCGGTCGTAATTCTGTACCTCTTCTTGGGTCCACACTAAATCAAAACTCTGTTCTTCTACAAAAGATTGTTAAGGAAGACGCAGGCGTTTATATCGCTTTGGATCCCGACGCAAAGAAGAAAGAGTTGGAGATCATCAAAACTTTATTGGATTTTGATATTGAGGTTTGGAAAGTAAACATCGGAGAGAACGAAGATGTTGGGTCAATGTCAAAGGATAACTTCCAGAAATGCCTAAACAAAGCAACCCTTATCACATCAGACAACTATTTATTGTTGACGCTCGCTATGTCGGTGTAAAAAAGGAAACATAAAAATGAAACTTATATTAGAAAACTTTAAAAAGTTTATCAACGAAGAGGAAGACGCTATGCGCGGCTCCGATCGCCTAGGCGCGGACATTGAAGGCGTTCCACAGCCAGAAGGTGAAGAGCCAATCGATGTTCTTATGGATGTGAAGACACGCCTAGCAGGTATGAGCGATGAAGAGTTGATGCAGTTAGCCGCAGACTTAGACGGCGATATGGTTACAGCACTTCGCCACATCCTTTCTGATAAGATGTATGCTCCAACGGGCGACTCAGATATGCTTCCACAGATCGGTGATGATCCACGAGATCAAAGTCCTTTATAATCTAAAATAACACTTGACTAACTCTACCGTTGGTATATACTGACGGTAGAGTTTTTTATTAGGAGTAAATCTTGGGATACAAATTTGGACACGTGAGTGACACACACGTGCGGAACCTAAAATACCACTACGAATATCGTGTAGTCTTTGAGCAGCTCTATCAAAAACTACGCGACGAGAAGGTAGACTACATTATCCATACTGGCGATATCGCCCACACAAAGACACAAATCTCACCAGAGTTTGTAGATCTGTGTTCTGATTTTTTCAGAAATCTTGCGGCAATCGCACCGACATACGTGATACTTGGAAACCATGATTGCAACCTAAAGAATAATAGCCGACAGGACGCTCTGTCGCCCATTGTAAGCGCTTTGAACCTCCCTAACCTTCACCTACTCAAAGATGCGGGCGAAACCGTTCTAAGAAGCGATCTAGCGCTAAATGTTTTGTCTCGTACAGACGAGGAGAACTGGGTTGCTCCAAGCGATCAATCACGCATCAATATTGCTTTGTATCACGGTGCTATTGGTGGTGTCTCAACTGACGTTGGTTGGGTCATGGACCACGGCGATCATGACATCGGAGTATTTGCCGGCCATGATTATGCGATGCTTGGAGATATCCACAAAACAAATCAGGTAGTTCAGTCAAAATGGAAAGAAGAGATCGTTGATGAAAAAGATCTTGATAAATACCTTGAAGACGGTTGGGAGATAGTAGAAGAAATCGTATAATAACAATGCTTTTATGGATGGTTGAATAATATACCGGAAGAGATTATTGCGGACATTTCTAACTTGCGTTTTATACCCGGTCGTGATAATCTAGCAAAAAGTTCCAAACACGAAGGAAAACTTTGGAGATCAGATGACGAAGAAATACAAGATTAGAAAAGCACAATGCCTCGCGATTTATCCAGGGAGCACTGTTCAGCAGAATCACGGCGAAACCAATGATAAAGGATTCTTAACTTGGGAAATTCGTAGTAAAGATGACTTTACTGTCAAACATCACGTTCTCCTAAACCCCAAGCCTTTCGTTACTATTGAACTAACACCAAAGGGTCGGATGCCAAAGGGCACAAATATTCCTTCTGGTGCGCGTCTGCGTCTTGTAAGTAATAACAATCTACCTCTAGACGTAATGCGCAAGGCTGTTGAGGTTGCAAAGTCTCGCTTCAAGCCTGAATCAATCTCGTTCCTAAACAGAGCAGCCGGCGAAAGAGGTGAGATTAGTCTTAGAAAGAACTTCAAGATTGAGAACTTGCGAGATGTAGCAGTTCAGGAAGAACATATTCGTGAGTATCTACAAGATTACGAGCCTTCTGAGACTGTGTTACAGAAGGTTTATGAACTAAACCGTAAGTATAACTCTCACATTGAAGAGAATGAAGACATTGCGAGAAACGTAAACTGGAATATCAACCGCTTTGAGTGGGACAATCTGTTCAACTACGGTGAAGACAACACTCTTGACTTTACAAATCTCAACGGTATTGTCGGGATCTTTGGAAAGAACTATTCAGGCAAGTCATCTGTTATTGATGGAATGCTTTACACTATGTTCAATACAACGTCAAAGAACGAGCGCAAGAACTATAACATCATCAATCAAAACAAAAAGAACTGCACTGGTACGATAGAGCTTCAGATTGGCGAGAAGACTTATACCATTGAGAGAAAGTCAGAGAAGTATGTAAAGCGCCTCAAGGGTGTGGAAACTAATGAGGCCAGAACATTCTTGGACTTTACACAGGACGGTGATTTAAGTCTCAACGGCACAACCCGTAACGAAACTGATGCCAACATTCGCAAGCAGTTTGGCACGATTGAAGACTTTTTGCTAACGTCTATGGCTAGTCAGCTTGATTCTTTGAGCTTTATTAAGGAAGGGTCTACAAAACGTAAGGAGATTCTTGCTAAGTTCTTGGATTTAGAGATCTTTGAGAAGAAGTTTAAGCTAGCAAAGGAGGACTCTTCTGATCTAAAAGCTGTCCTGCGACGTATCGGTGACGTAGACTATGATAAAGATATAGCAATTGCGGAGGTTCATTGCGAAGAAGCACAGAAGGAACTACAAGCTGACACCGAAAGATGCGATGCAATACGTCTACAGTTGGCTCAAAACGAGCAAATACATAGCGATTTGACTGAACAGATTGATTCAATCCCGACTGAGCGTCTAAACATCAAGAAGCTGGTTGAGAGAAGAACACAGTTAACCAACAATATCGAGGACACAAAGGAAAACATTTCTGAACTTAAACTTGAAATCTCGGAGTTTGATGACAAGCTTAAGACTTACGATGATTTCTTGACAACGATCAACATTGAGGAGTTGCTAGAAGAGAAGAAGCAATACGACGATTTCAAGCAACGCTATGACAGCACTGTAAACCGTGCTCGTATCATGGACAACGACTACAAGACTATGTCAAAGAAGCTTACACTTCTTGATGAGGTTCCTTGCGGTAGTGCTTATGTTTCGTCTTGTAAGTTTATTAGCGATGCTCACAGCGCTTCGTTGGAGTTGCCTCTGCTTGAGAAGACTATCGTCCAGAAGATTGAGGAAGCTAAGGGCTACAAAGAAAAGGTAGTGTCAGTTAACTCTGCCGAGATGGTTGAGTTGATTGATCGATACAATGAAACAATCATTGCGAAGAACGCTATTGAGATTGAGAAGAGAGACAACAAGGTTTCAATTGAGAAGCAGTTTGCAAAGATCAAAACGATGACCTCTGATTTGTCCGAGACAAATGAAAAGATTGCATTGTACGAGGACAACAAAGAAGCTATCCAGAACATCGAGAATCTTATTTCTTCGCGGAATGAGGTTGCCGAGATGATTGAGGCTAATAAGAGAGACATCGAAGCTTTTGAGGAAGGTCTATCAACTCATAACAGAACAATCGGTTCACTAGAGCAGAAGGTAGAGACACTTAAAGATAAAAAGCAGGAGCTACTTGATATTCGTGCCGAGTTTGCTGCTTACGATTTATTTATGCGTTGCATGCATTCCAACGGTATTGCTTACGATATTATCAAGAGAAGACTGCCTGTTATTAACGAAGAGATTGCGAAGACAATCTCAAACATTGTTGACTTTGAGGTGTTCTTCCAAGAGTCAGGCAACAAGTTGGATGTGCTTATCAAGCATCCCAATTACGAAGCACGTCCCATTGAGATGGGTTCAGGCGCCGAGAAGACTCTAGCATCAATGGGTATACGTTTGGCGCTTCTATCTGTGTCGTCGTTGCCGAAGGGTAACATCTTTATTCTAGACGAGCCAGGAACAGCTTTGGACGCAGAGAATATGGAAGGCTTTATTCGGATGCTTGATCTAGTTAAAACGTATTTCAAGACAGTCATTCTTATTTCTCACTTGGATTCTCTAAAAGATATCGTTGATATGGAGATTACAATTGAGAAGGACAAGGGATACGCGAGGATTAACCAATGAACGCAGCATTCTGGGAAGCGCTTTTAGGCGGCTTGACTTTTAAGAAAAAGAATAAATAAATTAATACGTTCCAACTCAAGTAACAGATTCTAATTATTTATGAAGGAGTGCATGGTGGGACACATGAGACACGCAATAGATAAAGGATTAGAGAAGGTAGTATCAAGAAAGCTTTTAGCTTGGGCAACAGCCACTGGCTTGCTTTTATTTTCTGATTTACAATCAGCGGATTGGGTTATAATCACCACTGTTTACATTGGTGGTCAAACTGTTATTGATGCTGTAGCCAAACTTAAAGGATTTGGTGACCGTTGAAACTTAAATTACTTGCAAAACAAGCTTGGCTTTGGGCTAAAAAGTTTTGGTGGGCAATCATTATTGTCTTATTGTTTATAGGCGCAGCATTAGCTTCTGCTCTTATGAGAAACGGAGTGTTATTAGCGCGCGTTATGGATCTGCTTGATGCAAAGAGAGACCAGCACGATCAAGAAATGGAAACACTCTCGCATATTCATAATACGGAAATAGATGAGAAAAACCGGCGCCTCGAACAACATCTTCAAGAGAAAGATGATATTCAAAGAAAGTTTGAAGAAGAAGCCGACAAGCTCGATAAGGCAAAAGAAGAAGAACTTAAAAAGCTTGTAGATGAAAGTTATAATGATCCAGAGAAGTTAGCTAAGGAAATAGCCGACGCTTTTGGATTAGAAAATGGTTAAAAGATTATTACTTTTTTGTTTGGTTCTTAGCTTATTAGCACCAAACGTAGCATATGCCCAAGACAACACAGTTCTTTCAGTGAAGAAAGGCGACCCTGTTCCTTTTGATGGTGTCTTACTATCTTTGGACGCTGCGGCAAAGGTTCTAAACGATAAAAGATTTACAGACGAAGAATGCGATCTGCGTTTAGAGTATCAGCTAAGCCTTCTAAAAGAAAACTATGAGCTACAACTTGACTTTAAAGATATTGAGATTACATCTTGGAAAGATAGATACGAGTCAATGATGATATTGAAGACAGCAGAGAATGATCGTCTAACAGATTTGATTGTAAAACAAAAGCCAAGTCAGGGCCCACTATGGGTTGCGTTAGGGTTTGGTGTTGGTACTCTTACTTCATTAGGCATCTTTGCTTTATCTACGGAGATTGTAAAGCAATGAGCGATAAACAAGATTACATCGTTAAGTTAGAAAAAGCTATTTCACAAAAGTATGGCGAAGAAGCCACACACAATCCAAGACGCTATTGGGATGAAGACAAAGAAAAAGAATATATCCAACAGTCTAAGATAGAACAGCAGAAGTTTGCGAAGAATGCTGAATCTCAAGACAAAATAGAAGCAGACGGATTTTTAATAAACAAAAAACTACTTAATAGAGATATTAATAGGACTTGTCCTGTTTGTTCCAAATATTCTTTTCATCCTCGTGATGATTTGTATATGAATAAGTTTGAAGCTTGCTTTAAATGTTATATTCTACACATCGAAGGAAGAGAAGATAGATGGACAGAAGGATGGAGACCAAACAAGGAACAATAAAATGGCATCAGTATACGACATTGTAAAAGGAATCAGCCAAGCGGCTGCAAATGCTTATGACGGAGCCCACGACGCTACGTTACAAGCAGATGACAGAGCAAGAGAAGTAGGTCTCAAAAGAGAGAACGGACACTTTATTAGAGACCGCCGCGTAATGGATGGTTTTGGTGTTAAGTTTCACGGTCCAATTCTTCGCATTACTTATCAAGCAGAGACAAGACTAAAAGAAGTCCAAGACAAAGGCTTTGAAGGTGAGATTGAGCAGCGTCTGCAAGACATTGCTAACTTCCTAAAGAAAGAATACAAAGCCGTCACGGGCGATTCACTAACCTTAACAAAGGAAGGTGAGCCACATGTTTTGGTGCAGCGTATTTCCAACTACCGCACCGACGTTCAGGCTCATTGTGATTATCGCATCGGCGGTTTAACTGATGTTGTTGAGGTTAACGGCGGTTCTGATGAAGAGCGCGTTGATAAAGCAATCAGAGATTTTCTTGCATTAGGGAGAGATAAAGCTAAGAAGCCTTCAAACGTGAAGGTCTAATATGGCTGCTCTTACAAAGAAAGAGATACTAAAAGAGATTGTTAAAGCCGGCAAAGATCCGGTTTACTTTACAACAAACTACTGTCGCATCTCACACCCGCAGAAAGGTTTAATTCCTTTCAAAGCATTCGATTATCAGCAGGATCTTTTAAAAGACTTCCGCGATTATCGTTTTAATATTATTCTAAAAGCCCGACAGTTGGGTATTTCTACTATTAGTGCTGCGTATGTGGCGTGGCTAATGTTGTTTCATAAAGACAAGAACATTCTTGTCGTTGCTACCAAGCTACAAACGGCTACTAACTTAGTCAAAAAAGTAAAAGCGATCATTAAGAACCTGCCCAAGTGGATGCAGATCTCTGATATTACAGTAGATAACAGAACATCATTTGAGCTTTCCAATGGTTCGCAGATTAAAGGCTCATCAACTTCTGGCGATGCTGGTCGTTCCGAGGCACTTTCGCTTCTGATCATCGATGAGGCTGCTCACGTTGAGAAGTTAGAAGATCTATGGACCGCGCTTTATCCCACACTATCCACAGGTGGTCGCTGCATTGCGCTATCCACTCCTAACGGTGTAGGTAACTGGTTCCACCAAAACTGTGTTGAAGCAGAAGCCGGCATAAATGATTTTCATATGACGACCCTTATGTGGGATGTTCACCCTGAGCGTGATAAGAAATGGTTTGAGAAAGAAACCAGAAATATGTCCAAGCGCCAGATCGCTCAGGAGTTGGAGTGTAACTTCAATGTATCTGGTGAAACTGTTATCCACCCAGATGATCTACAATGGTATATGGAAAAAGCCCGCGCACCAGAGTATCGCACTGGCTTTGATAGAAACTATTGGATTTGGAAACAATACGACCCAGAGAACCATTATCTGATTGTTGCCGACGTTGCTCGTGGCGACGGTAAAGATAACAGCGCTTTTCATATTATAGAACTTGCGAACCTTGAACAAGTCGCTGAATATGTAGGCAAACCAACACCAGACGACTTTGCAGATATTCTATCTAATGTAGCAGCTGAATACGGCAATCCTATGTTGGTAATAGAAAACAATAATATTGGCTTTGCTGTTCTTAAAAAGTTGATAGATAAAGGGTATCCTAATCTCTACTACACAACAAAGGGTGATCACCAATATGTCGATCCCCTAACCGCACAATGGCAATCAAACGTAATACCCGGTTTTACAACTTCTTCCAAAACAAGACCTTTGATCGTTGCGAAAATGGAAGAGTTTATGAGAAATAAACTAATTACGATTAACTCAAATCGTTTGCTTTCTGAAATGAAAACATTTATTTGGCATCACGGAAGACCGCAGGCGATGAGAAGTTACAACGACGATCTAACAATGTCGTTCGCTATTGGATGCTGGGTGAGAGATACCGTGATTGTAGAAAGCCAAAAGAACGTGGAGTACAGCAAATCTTTCTTGTCTGCTATCAGCACGGCGAAAACTTCTATTGCCACGACTATTCCTGGGATGCAGGGACATAAGATAACAAAAGAATCTGAAAGAGCTAAGCAGGCAGTAGACTTTCAACACCAATACATAGGATTAATAAAAGGTTAGGATAAGACATGGCCAAGAAAGAGAACAACCCAAGGAATCCAGCGTCACCGCTGTTCAAAAGACTAACCAGACTTTTATCTGGACCAGTCGTTAACTACCGTACACAAGTTGGTAGACAGGAAAGAAGAGCGGATCTGGATAAATATCGTTATCGTTTTCGTTCTATGTCTGGCCAGGAGTTCAAGAGACACGATTCTAACATGTCTCAGAACTACAACCTTTACACATCAGCAGCATTCCGTAACCAAAACCGAGCAGAGCGCTACATTGATTTTGAGCAAATGGAATACATGCCTGAGATTGCTACCGCTCTAGATATCTATGCTGATGAGATGACGACATCAAACGAATATGATCGTCTTCTAAACATTGATTGTCTCAACCACGAAATTAAAACTATCCTTGAGTCCTTATTCTACGACGTTCTAAACATTGAGTTCAACTGCTTTGGTTGGGCGCGCTCTATGTGCAAGTATGGCGATTTCTTCCTTTATATGGACATTGACGAGAAGCTAGGCATTACATCTCTTATTGGTATGCCCAACAACGAAGTAGAGCGCCTTGAAGGTCAGGACCAAACAAACCCTAACTACGTTCAATATCAGTGGAACGGCGCCGGTATGACCTTTGAGAACTGGCAGGTTGCGCACTTCCGCATTTTAGGCAACGATCGTTACTCGCCATACGGCACATCTGTTTTGGATCCTGCCCGACGTATTTGGCGACAGCTTACACTTCTAGAAGATGCGATGATTGCTTATCGTGTTGTTCGTGCCCCAGAGCGCCGAGTATTCAAGATTGACGTAGGCAACATTCCGCCACAAGATATTCCACAATATATGGAAAAAGTCAAGTCGGAAATGAAGCGTAACTCTCTTGTGAATGCCACAACTGGCCGCGTGGATCTTCGCTACAATCCGCTATCACTTGAAGAAGATTACTTTATTCCGATGCGTGGTGGCGTTGGATCGGAGATTACATCGCTTCCTGGCGCCAAGTCTTTGGACGATATTGAAGACGTTAAGTATCTTCGTGATAAGTTATTCGCAGCGATCAAGATCCCACAGTCTTATCTAACCAACCTTGAAGGCGGGACAGAAGATAAGACTACCTTAGCTCAGAAGGATATCCGTTTCGCAAGAACTATTCATAGACTTCAAAGATCGTTGGTTTCCGAGTTGGAGAAGATGGCGATAGTGCATCTTTACACACTAGGCTTTAGAGGTCAAGACCTTTTAGGATTTAAGATTACTTTGAACAACCCCTCACGCCTTGCCGAACTACAGCAGCTTGAATACATGAAGACAAAGTTCGAGACTGCTACATCAGTTCCAGAAGGTACATTCTCAAAGCGTTGGGTTGCAGCCAACATTCTTGGAATGTCCGATTCCGAGTTCCTTCGCAACCAGCGCGAAACTTTCTATGACCGTAAATATCAGCAGGCTCTTGAGTCGGTTGTTGACGAAGGCGCTGAGCTTGGTGGCGAAGAAGGCGGTGGTCTCGGAGGAGATCTCGGTGGCGACTTGGGTGGCGACCTTGGGGGTGACCTAGGCGGTGACTTGGATCTCGGTGGTGAAGAAGGCGTAGGAGCGCCGGAAGGCGGCGAGGATGACGTTTTATTGGCGACTCCTGGGCGTAGAGAGGACAACCCAACAAAGCATCAAGGTGCGCCTTATAAGCGTGTCGATGTAGATAAAAGAAAAGGATCTTCAGCAAGATATTCGCAAGGTCCGATGAAGCGCGAAATCAAGCGAATGGTTCGCGGTCCAGAGATGGGAACAACCTCCAGAACTGTACATCCCGGCAAGGTAGGAGTTCCTGATATGAGAGCACTAGTTGGTCTAGAAGAGAATCTCAAGCCTACTTATACTAGGGACGAGCACACACTTTTCGAGAACACCAATAAAGTTCGTATGTTAGTAGAACAAATGGAGAGCAAAGAGGTAGACAAAAATGAAGCATAATAAAAAAAGAAACACAGCCTTTATTTATGAAACGCTCACAAGAGAACTAACAAAGGCAATCGTTGATAAGAACAGCGATAGAAAAGAAACTGTTCTTGCGATCATCAAAGAAGGATTTGGTGGCGACTCAACATTAACAAAAGAACTTTCTCTTTACAAAACTTTGCTTGAGACGAAAAACATCCAACCTAAACTTGCTGAGAGAATGCTTCAAGAAACAAAGTTTGCTTATTCAAAGTTGGATTCCTCCGAGGTTTTTGACGCACAGTCTCGAATGATTGCTGCTATCAATAAACAACTAGGACAGGACGTTTGGTCTAACTTTGTCCCAAACTTTAAGTCTCTTGCTTCCGTAAATGCTATCTTCAACACAAAGACGCCTGTAAAAAGCAAAGTTCTTTTTGAGCAGGCAATCGTAGATTCAATGAGCGCTGACCAGCCTCTTACCGAGTCTAACAAAATGGAGTCTTTGGACAATCTAACTTACAACTCTTTTATTAAGAAGTTTAACGAGAAGTACACCACTCTTCTTAAGGAACAGAAAGATCTTCTTAACCAATACATTACAAGCTTTGCAGATGACGGGTTCGAACTTCGTATTTACTTGAACGAAGAATTGGAAAGGCTTAAGAGCTTAATTAGTGACGCGAGTCAAAATACTGTCGAACCTCTCATTTCGCAAAAACTAAACGAAGTGTCCGAGTACCTTGAGGAGTTCCGCAAGCGCGAGTTTACAGATAACGATCTAAACAAGGTTCTCAAAACACAAGAACTTGTTCAGGAACTAACTCAAAATGATTAAGATTAAAGTCGGTGGACCACAGGCAACCGTCGAGCTTCAAGCGCGCAAAGCCCTTGATGGTTCACTTCTTATTATGGATCACAACAAGATTGACATTGCCGTGATGCCAAAGCAAATGAAAGTTGTGACCGTTCCAAAGACTAATACGTCTGAAGATGTCTATGCTTATCAGGACCGGCTACTAGAGCTTCTTGCCGATAAGGGTGTTATTGACCGTTCTTCCATTCAGGGCGGAAATGTTTTTCGCTCTCTGGAAGGTAAGTTACTTACTAATGATGATATCAATCCTCTGCAGGCTGCTACATTTGTAATCGCAGAGTTTATTGAGTACGAGGCAGAGCACGAAAGGATTGCCGACGAATACGAGAAGGAGTTGGAGGATATGTATACACGTCCATCCGACCGCGACTCCACCGAATACGGCGAGGTTCCACAGTATGCCGAGAAGGGCTCTATGCGTCCTGGCTACTACTATTACCCACTACGCAACAGGTACTAGATTATGTCTGATATGAAACTCATAATGGAAAACTGGCGACAGTTTAGCGAACAGGAAGGCGACCCGCAACAAGCCGAGCCAAAAGTTCAGACTGTTGGTCAGCTTCGCACATTGTTTAAAAATATGAAACTTAAAAAGGCTGGTGGTGCTGCAGCAAAGCGGCTTGCTAAATTTGGTCTTAGTTTCCTGGGGCCTGTTGGTGCGGTCCTTGATACAGCTTGGGACGCTGCTGACGATGGCTCTGAGATGGTTGGTGCCGTAAAGGCACTTTACGGAATGGATGATAAATACAAATCCAACACCGGACTCGATGCACTCAATGTTGATGACAACGTATCCAAAATTGTGGATGATCCTATCGAGGTAGCTTTCCTAAAATATTTTATCAAAAAGCTATCAGCTGCTGACGATTACACGCTTCTTTCGGACTATGATATGGAAAAGGAATTACAAGATTTTCTGGCTGCACGGTTCGATGGACATTCAGTAAAGAAATAGCAGAGGCTTACTTGGAACTACTACATTTTATTCTTGCCGCTTATGGCATGACCTTCATTATTGTTCACGGACACATCTTCAATAAAATACGACCACCCTGCGCAGCTTGGGGTGGCTTCGGACGTTTATTTCACTGTTGTTTGTGTATGGGATTTTGGGTTGGAGTGTTTCTCTGGGGCATAAGTCCATATACAGAACTATTTAATTTTGATCGTACACTTGCAGATGCTTTTATTTGTGGGTGTATTAGCGCTGGAACATCATACATTTTAAGTATGATAGTAAATGATTACGGGATCAACTTGGTCCACAAAGGAGGTGAATCATGAAAAAGTGGCAAATCCAGCCTGTACGCCGCTGCTGCTCCGGTAGCTGAATTTATGTGGGGGTGAAAGCCCCCACGTTAAATCTTTTTGAGAGGACGACGATGGCTAAACTACTACGAGAATTTTATGAACTATGCGAAGGTGGCGTCTGCCAAGACCTTCTGACCGAATCTGAAAAGCAGTTTGTTCGCGATGGCGGTATGATGCTAACAGGCAAACTACAAGAAGCTGAGGTCCAGAACGGAAACGGACGCGTATATCCTCGCCGTGTATTGGAAAGAGAAGTTAAGCGATACGCAAAGGTCGTTGAGGACCGTCGCGCTCTTGGCGAGTTGGATCATCCGGATTCTTCTATTATTAATTTAGCCAACGTGTCCCATATGATTACAGAGGTTTGGATGGATGGTGCCTCTGTGATGGGCAAATGCAAAGTTCTTGACACCCCATCCGGTCAGATTCTACGTGCCTTGGTAGACTCCGGAGTAAAGATTGGAATCTCTTCCCGTGGTATGGGATCTGTAAGAGAGCAAAGAGGACAGACAATCGTAGAAGACGATTTCCAGTTGATTTGCTTTGACATTGTGTCCGAGCCTTCGACTCCAAATGCTTTCATGGCTTTGTCTGAAGGTAAACTAATGAATGAAGAAGTTCAAAAAAATAACAAGATTATAAATCTTATGAATGACATTATTGGAGATTAAAGATGGAAATTTCAAAAGAAGAATTAGAAAAGATTATTAAAGAAGAAATTGACGTTGCTGTAGAGGAGGGTCTGTTCGATAGACTGTCAGCTAGAGCGAGAGGAACCGCAGCCAGTCTTGGTCAAAACATTAAAGCTACTCGCAAGCAGCTTGGTGGTAAATTAGCTGGTGGTAAAGACGAAGAACGTGGTAAACAGCAGGCTAAATCAATGCGTGGGCAGGCTGCTGCAATGAAAAAAGCTAAGCAAACCGAGATCATTGTTGGCAACCATCTTAAAAGGCTGCAGAAAGATTTAGATAAATTGGGACTTGGAGACCAGCAATCAGTAAGGTCTGCGCTAGGACAACTAGAAGCAGCCGTGAAGCAAGCTGCAGCAGGTAGAACTAGCGAGGAATAGATGAAAAAGTCGGAGTTCAAAAAGCTAATCAAGCCCATTGTTCAAGAGTGCATCAAAGAGTCGCTTCTTGAAAATGGTTTAATTTCCGGCATTATTGCCGAGGTTGTTAAGGGAATGTCTTCACAAACTATTGTCGAAGCAAAGGCACCACAACCAAAAGTAGATCCTGTTATGGAAAGAATGAAAGCAAACGCTTTCAACAAAGAACAATCCGGCAAACTAAAAGAACATAAGAAAAAGCTTATGGCTGCTATTGGCGGTTCGGCTTACAACGGCGTTGATTTGTTTGAAGGAACAACACCAGCCCCAGCGCAGGCAGCCCCAACCTCACAGGCATCTCCAATGTCCGGGCAAAGCCCAAGCGATCCAGGCGTAGATATCTCTAGTCTCTTTGGAGCAGTAGGTAGAAACTGGAACGCTCATATGAACGAAATGAAAGAAAGAGAGTAACAAAATGGCTGTTAACCTTAAGGTAGTCAAGAGACACGGCGAGTCAGATGAGAAACTAATTCGTCGTTTTAACCGCAAGTGTAAAAAACAAAAGATTGTCCAAGAGTATAGAGAAAAAACTGATTACTATATCAAGCCGTCTATCACAAAAAGATTGAAAAAACAGAAAGCAATTCGCGAACAGCAGAAGCAAATGCGAAAAGAACAAGAGAAATTGTTTAGGTAATCTTAATTTAATTTACTATTTAATAACGGAGAATCATAAATGACAACTTACAATTACAAACCAGGGCTAGGAAACGTTGGATCTTACCAAGCATCCGGCATTCCTTATGTTACATGCTCTTTAACAGTTCCGGCCAACAATGCTGCTGGAGGGGCTCTTAATGTTCAATTTCCGTCTGTAACAAGAGAGTTCACCGTTCGTAATGACGGTAGTCAGGATATTAGAGTTGGATTTTCTGCAGCCGGTGTTTCGGGTTCTGCCACAAACTTTTTTAGTCTTGCTGCTACTGGGTCTTTCTCTGCTCCCATGAAAGTAACTGATTTATTTTTGATTTCTTCTGATACCTCGGCAGGCGAAGCAACTGTTATTGGCGTTCTTACAGGGATCGATAGACATCAAATAAATAATAACTGGTCAGGATCTGCGGGCGTAGGCTAATGGGCAAGTTTGCCTTTGATCCAGATCTTGCTAGTGAAGCTGTTTCTTCTTTCGCAGCCAATGGATTTAGCTCAGACTTTTCAAAACCTTCCGATGATAGCGGTGGTGGTGGCGCCGATGCGTTTCTGACCGCCGTGCAGGCCATCTCCGGCCTGCTGTACATCTACCAGCCGCCGGATTCGGTGGGTTCGCTGTCGTCGGGCGACGACTCGATGGTGGACCGCCAGGAGACGGGGACGACGGGCACTGTCGGCACGTCGGCGGCTGATGCGTCGATCGTCAACTCGGGGTTCTCGACGGACTCGCTGTCGCGCGCACTCGTCCGCGACGCTGGCGCAGCTGCGAACGGCACGAACCCGGCACCGGCCGTCGGTGTTTCGG